GCTCCGTGAGAAGTTCTTCGGACACACGGTTTTCCTTACATCCGTATGTCCGAAGAACTTCTCACGGAGCGGATTCAACGATTTAGAAATTGTGTCATTCAGCCCAATGGGAAGACTCTTCAATACAAGACCCAAGGTCTTGATATTTGCAAAAACTTCATGCCTCACATTTACGAAGCCCGCGTCGGTAAAAATCAAAGCCCAGTAGTTCAATGGGGTGATGACATTAAGTTGAGGAACTTGATCCTAAACCGATTCAAGTATGCCCCCGATGTATCCGTTGCGAATATGCGTCGTGGTGTAGATTTGAACTTCAAAACAGTGGCTAACTTTAAGCCTTCCGTTTCCAAGTGGATCTGCGAAAACTATGGGAATGGGGGTACGGTTTACCTGCCCGACGCAGGGTTCGGGGGTAAACTTCTCGGAGCTTTGGTTTCGGATGTAAGTGGCGTGATCTGTTTGGACCCTTTGGACAAAACCATTGAAGGGTCCAAAGCGTTGGCGCAACGAGTGGACCCGAACAAACCTTGCCGTTTTGTTATGGACTGCGCGGAGGATTTTATCCCAAAAGATTTGATAGGGGGAGTGGATCTTGTTCTTTCCTGCCCGCCTTACTTCGACAAAGAAATCTATTCAGAAGATGAAAGCCAAAGCATAAAGCGATACACGACTTACGCGGAATGGGTGGAGAGATTCTTGGCTAAGTCGATTGATAACTTTCATCATCTGCTTTCAGAAGATGGTGTGTACGCGGTCGTAATCGGAGATGAGTACCTTGACGATCTGATGAGGTGTGTCCAAGGTAAATTCTACCTGTCTGACCGTTATTATGTGCCCTTGGGTAGCGTGTTCCACAAAAAGGACGGTAAGCATCTGTTCACCTACGAGTCCTTGTTGATTTTTAAGAAAGGATCTCACGCTGGGGTGAGCCTTACCAAGATGGAGGGTTTGGTTCCACCCGCACCCCGTGCCAAAAAGACCGTAAAACGGAGTCAGGTTCGTAAACAAATTCAAAAAGTTGACGGTTTGTTGTGTATTCAGGCACTTCAGGCTATCGCCTCGCAGGGGTTACCGACCACTCGCGATGCGGTTAAAAGTAGAGTGGATTTGTTTCCGTTTAGTACATCGAGTGTTGAGAAGCATTTTGGTAGCTGGGGTAATTTCCAGAAGATCGCAGCCGTTGAGTCAGAGTACAAATCCAATTCGGATAGGCAAAAAGTCATCGACTACAGGCTGATGTGTCAAAAGCACGGCAGGGTGCTATCTTTTCATGAACTTGAGAAAGAAGAGAAAGTTCCCGCCAGTAGGTACAAGCGTATGTTCAATGCGGGAAAATCCTATAGCCATCTCAAGGACCAGCTAGAACAAGTTATTCTGGCGGACGATGGTATCTTCGAGAAGTGGTTGGAACAAAACTTCCCTAAGTGAATCTTACTTAGTCTTATTGAGTAGCTTTTGAGCAAGAGCGGGGTGGTTGGAGTAGAATGACTCATTCCTCAGAGCGGATGCCACACAACCACAGCTTTTTGATTTACCTGATAGTAGCTTGCTCGAACGGATCTTTCTTTCGTTTCCGCAGAAGCATCTACAAAGCCATAGGTAATTACCGTAGTCGTCCTTGCCGAACGGCTCAATAGCTTCAAGAAACCCAAACTTTGTTCCTACTTTGATCTTTGATCTTTCCTGAAGACGCTTGATTTTCAGACAACCGCAAGACTTCGCCTTGTAGAATTTGTCTTTGGTTGTTTTGATGGTTTGACCACACTCACACCGACAAACGATGGAATCGCCGTGCTTTTTGACTATGGTTAGTAGACCGTTTTTGGTTTTCATGTAGGGTCTGACCTACGACCTCCAAATCGACACAGCGCAGAATACCGAACGGAAGAAACCTCCGTTACCGCGTGCTTAAAAAACGGAGGGTCGTTGAGAATCACAACCAGTCTTCCGTAAACAGGCTCAACCTCTCCACAGAGCACCTCGTTTCTTGTGAACCGAAGTAAGCCCCCATGTTCCGGCTTCCATTCTTTGTTCAGGCATAGAGCCAGATTCAATTCCGCAGGGGCGGACTGTAAATCATTATGTGGAGCCAATCCCTGACCCTTGTAGTATTTGACTAGGGACGGTTCCATCAGAAAAGGTCCACGCTTAGAGGTGTAGTGCCTTAAAAGAGGGGACTCATGTACCATCCCCCAGAATTGGTACACCTCCCTTGGGGCTTCCTTTATGGTTTCAAAAGCGATGCAGTTGGGTACGGATTCTGCGTTACCGTCAGGTCCGTAAAGACCGTCCGTGTCAGCTCGGGCAGAATCGAAGTCCAATTCGGTCATCAACCTGTACAGATTGTCAACCTGAGCAAACCCATTCAGATCGACATAATCAAACCCTTTTCCATACAGTTGCTCAAGATCAACTGGTCGAATCGTTTCGATGTCCATAATGTCCTTTTCTATGTAGTTTTGGAGTCCCCTCACCGTTTGTACTCTAATATAGAAGTATGAGTGAGCGTGCGATGGAATCAGAGCAAAATAGTGTCACCGAGTTGATGGAAGATATTAAGGGTGCTGAATGGCGACCCCTTCTTCTTTTCAAACCGATGGTCATTAGAGAGCTTTACGAGACTGTCGTTGGCTTGAAGAAAGAGCTGTCAGTTATTAAAGAGCCTGTTTTGCTCAAAGATCTGGCGCTCTTAGATTTGCATATAACCAAGGCACATCTGAGCAAAAACAGGAATCAAGCTGAATTCGTAGCGCATATAACGAATGCCCTGATGGATGTAGGCTCGATCTTGGAATGGCTTTATAGAAACAAGAATTTGAGAAAATCTCAAAAGGGGGATTAAAATGGCAAAGCGTATCACTCATTCTGGCGAAGTAACTTCCGCTCTTGGCGGATTCAAAGTTGGAGCTTTCACTAGCTCCGTTTACCTCGGCGACATCGGTCGTCGTAACGGACTCGGCGGAGGCGGATCAATCTACAGCCTCGGTCAAGATCAGTACCTCGCTTCGGGCGAATCCGTTGACCTCGTGGCTACTGGGGATGTTCTTCTCTCAATCGAGAAGGGTCTCATCAAGAAGCTCGCAGACATCGGTCTTCTCGAAGTCGAAGATGTATAAAAATTGATTAGGACGGGCTACCCGAAAGGGTAGCCCTACTTTAATGGATCAAACACGCGAACACAGAACATCTGACCTGTATTTTGGGGCTTACCTAATGACAGCCGGATGCACGCTTAAAAGGACTGAGCGTGTGTCTAACAGGGTTTTTTTCATCTTTGATTATTCTCCCATGCTCGAAGACTTGAAACTTCAGTATTTCAATGGAGAGGCGAAGGTAAAGGCGCAAGCCTATGCCGCTCAAATCAAGAATCTAAAAAGCCTTACCCATCAGACTTTGAACGCGTCGTGATCCTTAAAAAACTAATTATTTAGTTCCAGTAGGGGATGCAAATGAGTTTTTTACTAGGTTCCAACGCTGATTTTCTTTTTCCGGTGTCCGCTCCGGTATCTGTTTCTTCGGTTTCGGTTCTTACTGTACAGGATGTTTCCCCTGCTACCGTGAAGAGCGGAAACAAGGAGCCTTTTACAAACCTCGCCGGAACGGGTTTGCAAATTGAAGTTCCAACGGCAGACGCAAGTCTCTTCTACTCAAGGCTTCTGGCTTTAACTCAAAAGCTCGACCTCGACACAGGTATCTTGGACGACGACTATGAATCCATCGTGTCGGTTCCAAGTAGAGCCCTGTCAGACAGTTTTAACATTCTACTTCAAAAGCTAGATGACGATGGTGGCGTAACAGACGACGACTACCACTCTAGCTTGTCCTATTCGACTAGCGGGTATTTCAGTGTCCAGTTTAACGCTCTCATGGACAAACTGGATGATGATTCCCACATCTCAGCAACGGATTACTCGTCCCTGAAGATCGAAGAAAAACAAACCATTTCTGTCGCCTTTAATCAGAATCTTGTCCTAGCGAGCGAGATCGCGGCTGTCATCTCTCATGCCGTGGGTGCTTCTGGGAACTTGGAAGTCACTTCTAAGAATGGATTCGTTGTAATGAACTCCGCCATCTCTGGGTCAGACGCTTACATCGGTATCAAAAGCAATAACGCGTCTCTGGGACTCAGCGTCTCAGATATTTACGGAACAGACCATCAGCTCATACCCATTTCAGCCGACATCAGCGTTGTGATGGCTTCACCAAAACTCGCCGCTGTTAGTGTCAGCTTAGACCGAAATCTTTTCTCCATTAACAAGCCCTACTTCATCGTGATGAATGATGGGGGTTCTCAACAGGTAGAGCGAATAACTATCGTCCGTCAAACTTTAGGCAGTGTTAATTTTGTGGCAGGGCTATGATTGCGATTGAGAGAGGTCAACAACTTACAAGCAGTGATCTTCAGGTGTATGTACGCGACAACGCGAGCAACCTAGTTGATCCTTTCTCTATTACCTATGCCATTTATGACCGCACGGGGGCAAAGCCTGTTCTTGTTGGAAACAAGCTAGATCAGCAACCCGCTCGTGAGTCGGTCGGTTTTTACTGGGCAAACATTCGGATAGAAGAAGCTGACAATCTCGGAGAGTACGAGATTGAGTGGACGATCAAACTTACGGAAGACTCCGTAAAGGAGTGCGTCCGGCAGAGGTTTTCAATCGTAAGGAAGAGCGACCCCCTTCAAATGCTTTCTAGCACGGGCGGGGTCGCCTACTACCCTGGTCAATTCCTCGGACCCCAAGAACTCTACATTCAGGTCTTGAACGAACGAAACAACCCTTTCGACCCAAGCGAGATCACTTACGCGATTTTTGATCGAACCACAGGTCTCGACATTCTGGTTGGGAGCCCCGCGCAGTCTCCGGTAAGGACTGGTTGCGGTAAGTACCATGCCAATTTCCAGATCCCAAAGAGCGCAAACCAAGGGGATTGGATCATCAGGTGGAACTTCAAAGACGAGTCCACTGACAGCGAAAGAAATGTCATTCAGGAGTTCGCCGTCGTTCACCCATCTACAGTCGTGTCTAGTCCCTATAAAGAAAGGGAGCGGGACTTACTTAGAAGGCTCAGATTCCTTCTTCGCGACAACAACCCTGACCGTAACTACAAGTTCGTACCGCCCGAAAGCGAGCGGGTTATTCAGAACTTCACTGAAACTTTTGGCTTTGTCTGGACCGACGAGGAGCTGTACGAGTACCTTCTACTGGCGGTAGACGCGGTAAACAACTACCCGCCTATCGAGGAGCACTCTCTAGTGAGCGCCCCTTCACACCTGTCGGCTTTGGTTGTGTTGAAAGCCGCCTCCTATGCCCTGTCCGCTCTAGCGATCAACTGGGTTCATGACGAGTTTGACTATTCGATTGGGGGCGTATCTCTTAACATTGATAAGTCGTCCAAGTATCAGGGGATGTCCGAAAAGTTTGACCAAGAATATCAGACACAGCTTGAGCGGTATAAGGATTTCGGGGTCAAAGTCATTCTCGGAATCCAACAACCTCGGTACGGTATTGGTATCGCTTCTGCGTTGGGTCCGTACAGCGGTCGTGGTGTTCAGAACCGTAGAAATTTCATCGGAAGTTATCGACTATAATTCAATAATCTCCGCTTGTTAAGGAACCAGTTACCTATAATCTAGGGTCTAGTAACGGAGATTGTTTTTATGTCATTTTCACAGGTTCTCTCTACTCTCAAAGCTCAAGCTAAGGCGGTAGGAGTATCGGAAGAATCATTTTTTCTGCAACAGCTCCACAAGGTCTCTGCGGGTGGTGATCCTACCCTTCTTCAGAACCTCGTGAATTACGCTAACTCGATTGGCGATGTTACCACAGCCGCAGTCATGCAGGATCTATTGAACGGCTGTAAGCGAGTCGGTCAAACAGTGTCAGACATCGCTAGTGGATACATCACAGTAACGGGGTCTGACTCCGTAGTTGTCCCCATCGGATTTTTGGTTGACGAGTTTTATGTGACGCTCGTTTCTCCAACTGACCCTGATTTCATTACTTGTTCCCCGAGCGGTGGCGACACCGCAAGCGGATCTCTTTCTGTCCACAGTAGTAGTGCTCATAATCTCGTGATTACTTGGACAGTAGCAGGAACTCGAACAATTAAATGGCTGGCAAAAAAGTAACCAGTGTGAGGGAAGATGTACCGGACCGCCGTTTTTACAGGGAGTCGCATCAACGCGATTCTCAACTTTGAACCTTTAGACAGGGACTTCGTTCTTGTCCCTCCAGAGCTGTCTGATTTTTCAGACAAAGATTTAATTACAAAGTTCGAGATCAAAGACGGAAACATCCAGAAAAAAGGAACCGAGGTCAAAAAGCCAAAAGTAGCCTTAGTTTCTGATTGGGGAATCAACTGTGGCATCGCCACCTATTCAAAGTATCTAGCCGATGCCCTGAAGCCCTTAGTGGGGGAACTTTTGATATTGGCTGAAGAGGCTGAAGGTGCGGTTGAAGAGCCAAATGTGATTAGGTGTTGGAACAGAAAAGGGGACTATCTCCGAATCATTGAGGAAGCGGACAAGTTCAACCCAGACTTAATCATCATACAGCATGAGTTCGGATTGTTTCATAAGATTAACTTATGGCAATCGCTCATGAGTCAGCTTTCACGATGGCGTGTCCTTACCACTTTCCACACGGTGCTAGAGCATCGGGTTCCTAACATCGACGCGAGCCTAGACTATAAGGCAAGATGCTTTGCTGAGATGGCTTGCCCAGAGATCGTAGTGCATCAGAAAAAAGCGAGAGATACGCTCAGGGACCGAGGTTACTCAGGTCGGGTGCATTACATCCCGCATGGTTGTTTTTCCCCAAACAATACTCGAAAACTGAAACCCGATAAGTACGGGATGTACCCCGATCAAACTATTTTCCAATATGGTTTCGGAGGCAGACACAAAGGTTGGGAGTTTGCCATAGACACAGTTGAAATCTTGAAAGAGAAGTACCCTGAGATTCTGTATCTCGGGGTTTTCAACTTGCCCGTCGGGGGTGAAGTTCATGCGAGCAACTACCATCAAGAGCTTGTTGAGCGTGTACGCTCAAAAGGTCTAACCAAGAATGTATCACTCATTTCTGGATTCCAGTCTGAGACGATGCTGAGAAACATAATCTCTGGTGTGAAGGTAGGGTTTTTCCCCTATCAGAGTCCCAAGAACTGGTTTAGTTGGGGTGCGTCTGGCGCAGTGCAGTTGCCCCTTTCGATGGGACTTCCTCTAGTTCTCGGAGATTTTTCTCAGTTTGAGGATTATCGAGGCAGGATACCTTTGGTCAAAACCTCCCAAGAAGCGGCACAAGAGATCGACAAGCTATTTTCAGACATCGAGTATTGGAGAAAGAGATCGGAAGGGTCTGTGGCTCTGTCCGAGGAAAGGAGTTGGAGCAAAGTAGCGGCGTGGTATTTGGAATGCACCCGAAACGATGACTTCGACGCTTTATGATCTGTCTTTGCCTAGAGCCTGTCGTAAACCCTAATCTCATGTGTTGTGCGTGTGGCAACCAGTACAAGCCTCCAAAAAAGACTGGCATTAGGATCAACTTCATCGGTTGGTACGGTATGAAGAATATCGGCGACGATTCGTTCCGCTCTGTTTTTGAGCAAGCGTTCAATGGGCATGAATTGACCTTTACCCATAAACCTGACCCACTCGCGGAAGTTCACATTCTTGGCGGGGGCGGGGTCGTTGACTTCGGTTATTTTGACGGATTGGCGGGTTCAAAAAAACCTCTCTATGCGGTTGGGGTAGACATCCCTTTGAATGGTCCGAGGTATGACCTTTTGAAACGCACGCCGTTCCGAAAGATTCTGGTAAGGTCTAAGGAATACTTTTGGCTTGCTCGCGAACAGGGTCTCAAAAATATCAGCTATATGCCAGACCTAGCGTTTTGGTTCTCTCCTCCAGAGAGGGCGCTCGCCTCCGGCAAGACGAAACTTGGGGTATCCCTCACAGAGAATTTACTGGAACCTAATCCTCATATCCAAGGGCACATCAGTCGGGTTCTTCACAGGAAAAAAGACCTTCACGACATCGTGTTCTTGGTCTTCAAACCAGAAGACGAGAGGGTGATTGAAAAGGTAATCAGCCTAAATCCATTACCTTGTGAGATCGTGAAACCAGAAACCCCTGAGCAGATGTTGGAGCGCGTGTCTGAACTAGGGCTTATGCTTACGATGCGGTTTCATGGAGCCGTGTTCGCAAATGTGTGTCGGGTTCCGTTCTTGGGTCTGAGTACGCCAGGGAAGCACTCCGTATTTTGCGAGCAAGAAGATCTACACGACTCTTTCTTAGATTTCCGTGATGTAAACGAATACAAATTACTCGCCGCGTTAAACAGAATGTCTTCTTTCAAGATGCGAGGAACTCCTCACAAGAATCATGAATTGGTGCGGCGGGAGCTTGCTCTGATCCGTCACGAGATAGAGCGTCTAGTATAATTCGGCGGAAAACTTTTTGATTTCGGCGGAAATCTTGAATACAATTTCCGTATGTCAGATGCTTTGATCGTTTACGACGGGTACGGCGATTCAGGCGCGTTCCAAGAACTAGAGCGTGAGCTGTACTCACTCGGGTTGTCGTATCGGGTCATACCTCATCTTTCAGAGTACGATAAATGGCGGTCTACCGTTGACCCTTCAAAGCCCGTTTTATTTTATCGAAACGAGTTCATGCGAATTAGTCAAGCTCGTGAGGTCTTGGAGTTTCATCGAGAAAACCCAAGTTTCCCGTCAACCACCGACACGAGTTGGGGGTTTTACCAGAACCTCACCATCAATCCCTCTCAGTTTGAGATGCTCGAAGGATTCAAGCTAGAGACCAAGAACCTCTGGAGTTACATCTACGGAGCCGAGTGTCGATTCTTGGACATAGCCAGACCGGAGTATGAGCAAGTTCCTATTTTTGTCCTTGCTCACAATAGACCGGAGTACCTTACCCTCACTCTAAATTCCTTGCTGTACTCAACGGCTGACCAGACCAATAGGAAGATCGTAGTGGTATTGAACGAGGCTACCCCAGAGGTGACGAAAGTAGCCCTAAGCTATTTAGCCCACGATCGGACGATGGAGTTCCTGAGTATTAGCCCCAACGCTAAGTTCGCCTCTTTGAATGTAGCCCTACAGGTCTACAATCCTCGAAAATTCATCTACTGCGAGGATGATGTCATCTTCCCAGAAACCACTAGGAACTACTTCCCGCAGTGGATCACGCAGTTTGCGAGTAGGCTTTGCGACTTTGATATAGTCGCGTGGCACTACGGTATCGAGAATGTGAATGTTGTATATGGGTTGCAGAGGCTACATTTACCCGATCACAGTAGGTGGTTAAATGTGAGCGAGCATGAGGGCTTGACGATAGGGGGTCAGTGCTTCTGTACGACTCTTGATTACTACAAATCGAAAGCCACGGAATCGAACAACTGGACCCCAGTAGACAAGGATTTTTTCATCGGGAAAGCATATTCACCCGCGCTTCGGCTTTATCACCTTGGTTTCAACCACAGGATTGACTACCCGCACCACACTATCAATTCCGATACCTTCAAGGTTTCTTCTGAGCAGTATGTGGCTACAAAACTTTTAACAGGAGAAACCTATCAAGTTTCAATTCGAGACCTCATCCAGTGATGAGATGCCTATAATAATTCAGCACGGAGGCTGACGACTATGACCCGAGAATACATCGCCACAAAATCTTTCTTCGCAGGTGAGATCAACCTAAAGATCAACGAGCAAGAGAGGATTCAATTTGACGGATTCAAAGCTACGATCCGAGGGCAAGAGTACAAGTGTAGTACCTTGATGGCGGCTGTACGGGCAGGGCTACTCTCTTTGGCTCAAGTTGATAAATCAGGTCAGAAGATTGAACAGGCAGAGCCTATCGCCGAAGCCCCTGAAGCGAGAGCGAAGCGCCTCAAAGAAGAGCGTCTCCGCCAAATCAACGGAGCTAAGGGGAACGGGGAGATTCTTGAAGAGGTATCCACGAAGCCAAAGGTAGTGAAACGCGACGGAACCCCCGTAAAGAAGGCGGTAGAACCAGTCGAAACCCCTCCACAAAAAGTCGAGACTAAGACGCCCCCCAAGATCATTCAGGAATCAGAGGGAGAGGAAATCGCTAAGATTAAGAAATCTGCCTCCGGCACGGAAGAGGATAACTCCAAGTCTTTCTTTGAAGCCCTGCTAGACGGTGAGCGCAAGAAGCTAGAAATCTCCCGAGACCAGTACGCGGCTAAGAAGGTAATCAAAAAGGACGACCAGAGTGATGCCGTAGAGGTGAAGAAGTTGGTCGATTCGGTTGAAGGATCTTCTGAGATTCTGACTTCTAAAGACCCGCTTAAAGGCTGGAAGTCCATGAATTCTAAGAAGAAAGAGGCTTTCATCAAGAAAGCGACCGATATTTCCCTAATCAAACGAATTATTGACAGCGAAGGTGGAGCACTCCGCCGAAAAGCTGAAGAACGATTAGCGGAAGTGGACCATGCCGAAAAATCTGTGGGACAACATCCATGAGATCAAGTCTCCCGAAGACCTGCCAAAATCTGGAGATGTAACCTTACAGCCCGTAGATGACCTCGCGCACGCCGTACCTCATGTCGTTAAGACAGAGTTCGGAGACCTGCCTCATGAGTATTTCAGAAGGCTGTATGAGAGAGATCCTGAAACGGAGGCTCAGATACCGAGGCTGACCTCGGTTCCGACCCGCTCTGCGTTTCTTTCGGATCAATCTCCAAACCCAGAATCCAGTTCTGAGCCTACCGAGGACCGTGACTTGGATGTCCATAACCCCTCCGCTCATGTTCAACTTGCCGAACACCCAGACCCCTACATTGAGAGGATGGCGAGGAAAGTTGTCGCGGCTTACCTTCTTGAGAGTAATCCTCAAGAGATCGACCTTGATTCAGACAGGACAAAAGTAGCAATAAGTTTGTTAGAGCTTGTGAAGAGCACTTCGGCTCTTTCTAAAAAGAACGAACCCCGCTGTTCACCGAAGCTAGATAAAGTCAGACCGAAGCTCAATAGATACGATTTTACCGTGGTTTGCGGAGAGTCTTACTCCGATCCAAGCGGGCACGAGGTCAAGTTCAAGTTCCTTAAAAAAGGAAACGCCAAAAAGGTATGGATGTCTCGCGTTTTGGTGAGTTGTTCCTGTCCTTTTTGGAGGTACTACGGCTGTGATTGGAACTCTAATAGAAAGGAGTACCAAGAGCGGCAGATGTCTGATGGTTCCGCACCTACCGTGCGGGGCAAAACCCACCTGATCTGTAAGCATATAGCGGCGTGTGTGCCTCGGGTTAGGCTTTTCGTATTGAGGCGAAAATGAAAGAACTGAAGGGTCTGTTTTCTGAGTTGTTTTCGAGTCAACTAGAGCTTGTTCAAGACTATTGGGAAGGAATTGAGCTAGTAGAAGACGAAACTATCAAGAAGGCACTAAGATATAACTGCATGGAGATGGCTAAGAACCTTAGAGATATGCTTGAGCACTTCAGGGATTTGGTCGGGGAGTCCGACGATACCGTTGAGGATCTTGAGGACGATCTGGATGGACTTCAGGATCAGTTAATGGGGGGTTCTGGCGATAACTTGCTCATAAAGAAGGAAGAATATGATTCCTAATGTGAATGTTTGGTCGGTGGATTCAGAGCATATTTACCTGAACTGGAAGGTTCAGGATCGAGACACGATCAAAGCGTACAATCTTTACGGATGCGACACTTCAGGGGGGTCTTACACTCTTGTTCAAGAGTCCGTCCCAAATAACGCCAATCCTATGAGTCCGGGCTCTGTCCTAGCCAAAGTGTCACGCTCTGACCTGAGCATTACCGCTGATGCCCCATATTTTTTCAAGATCACTTCGATTGACATGGAGGGTTCCGAGTCCTCTATTGCCAGTTCAGATTTCGTAGCAGTGGATGCTCTTGACGATGTTTTCCGTAACAGGTGGACTGACGATAACTCCCCTGTCTATTCGAGCAAGACCGTAACCCTCGCACACACTACTACCAACCAACTTTTCAATGTGGTTCAAATCCTTGGAAGACAGGCGAACTACATGAGAATCACGACCAGTAAGGACATCACTATTCGGATCAATTCGCCTAGTAATGACCCTATATTGGTCACAAAAGAAATGCCGTTCTTTCCTGATAAGCACGCCATTTCAGCAAGTAGCATTTATTTCAGTACCGTAAGTGAAAACGCTACGGTGCAGGTATTTGTATCAGGAAACTAAAGGAGAAAATATGAGTGAAAAGCTAGTCAAGTTAGCCAAAGAAATCGAAACCGTAGCTTACGAGTTGGATGTTTTCGGCATCCATAAGGAAGCTCAAAGCCCTAGACTCTATGAGTATGAGTATGAAGGCATGAAGTTCTACACCGACAAGCGTCTTCCGCAGGGAATTCGTCTCCCCGCAGGAAAAGCAAAGTTCACGAAGAACTATTACATGGTCGGTGGATCTCTCGCAAAAGACCTCAAGGAAGAAGATTCGGGAGAATGAAGAACCAATCCATTCAAGGTTGATTCTAAAAGCCCGTGGGTTCGCTCACGGGCTTTTTTATTACACGGAGGTTTCAATGAGGTTATTGTTGTGTCTTGTTCTGTTTCTTTTGCCGTCGGTAGGCAAAGCCGAAAACTACATCATCACTGTAAATCCAGAAGCGCGGATGTCATTAGGCTATGCCGTTCTCACGAACCCAGCCGGACTGTTCCATGCTTTCATGGCTCCTATCCATGCTGGTAAGTATTTCCCCTCCATTGATTCTTTCGTCGCGGACCTGACACCGGATCAGCTTCATTTCGTCAGGACAAATCCAAGCGTACAGAGCGTTTACAAGGATGGGGTGAAGTACCTCCTAGAGTTAGAGCAAACTCCTCCGCCCCCAGAATACACATACGGTTTAGTCAAGATTAAGATTCCAGAGGTGCGTGGGCGCTACCCCTTCATTGACGGCTCCGGCGTTGTTGTAGGAATCATCGACTCTGGGATTGATGCCTCCCACCCCGCCCTAAAGGGCAAGGTAGTCGCTTTTAAGGACTTCACTGATCTGGAGAAGCCTGAGCCCTACGACGACAATGGGCATGGTACTCATGTTGCAGGGACGATCGCTGGCGTGGGCAACGAACCCAAGTTTGGGGTAGCCCCGTCGGTAAAATTGGTGATCGCCAAGGTCTTTTCGGCTTCTGGCGGAGCGAATGACTCAACTATTTTATCGGCGATGGAATGGATGCTTTCTCAAGGGGTCTCTGTGGTCAGCAATTCTTGGGGCGGAGAGCAGGATACAACGACTTTGGACAATCCGTATGCAAAGATGGTTTCTGCATGGGTTGAGCATAGAATGGTGCCTGTGTTTGCCGCTGGGAACTCAGGACCGTCCAAGGGGACTATGAGTATTCCGGGTGGACTGCCGGAAGCCTATGCAGTTGGCGCTGTAAACGAGTTAGACCAACTGGCGAGTTTTAGTAGCCGTGGACCGATCGAATGGGATGGGGTTATGTACGACAAGCCTGATATTTGTGCGCCCGGCGTCAAAATTTACAGTAGTATCCCGAACGGAGGTTACAAGGCTTATAGTGGAACCTCGATGGCAACACCTCATGTTGCAGGGGTAGCCGCTCTCATTTTGCAATCTAATCCGGCGCTCTCCGTGTCTGAGGTGAAAGAGATTCTAAATGCCTCGGCAACCCCCCTTCCTTTTAAGGAGTGTGGGTCTGGGCGATTGGATGCAAAGCTCGCGGTTTCAAAATCGCTTGCTTCGCGAAATCTTCTTTTGCAGTAGAGAGGGTAATCACATTATTACGCCCTTCTTCTGGTCTCGGGCACTTGCTCGTCTTGTAAAATGAGCACCGATAGCATTTGGATGAAGCGGGCTGATTTGCAATCGGGCAGGACAGCAAAGCAGGACGCACACGAAATTCTTTTTTTCTCCACAGAGAAATCACCATTCCTCTTTCCCCCAATCAAGTTGTCCTAAAAGACTAAACGATAAACCTAATTGGTCAATACTCTGACACGCCAAAAAGTACGATTTTGACTTTCAAAGACATGGCGCGTTACGGGGTGTAAAGGAGTCTGAAAGAGAGGCAACCCGAAACCTTTCTCTGGTTTTGGTACAAGTTTCCAAAAGAAAACAAATGGTTGACATAGTAAACCGTCAGCGAGTTGTTGGGTGACGCGTCGGGGCTGAAAATCTTGATCCTGAGTTTCCGATTTTTTGAGTCTGGAATAGGGGTGAAGGTAAATTCATTCCAATCATTATCTCTGGCGTACATCGAATCTAAGTAAGCAGACCTCAAGTGGGCTCCATTTTCATCTTCGATGTGAACGGACAGTGTGCAGGTATTCTTTCTCCTGAAAGTCCCAACGAAAAGTTCCACCTTTGAAAGATTTGCCCGATCTGAAATGACCTCTTGAACGATTTGCTTGGTCCCAAATATCTCCCCGAGTTGGTGCGTATGGAACGATTGGCACATTCCGGTGATGTAGTTTTGATTGGATGCGATGGTTTGAATCCACCAATCCGATATTTTTTGGTTCGCTTGATGAGTAACTTTGTGAAGCCCTTGGAACTGGGGCTTGAACATAAAGGTTTTGGCTTTAGACTTCATGGACACGCCGTTAATTAACCACTCACCTTCTTCTGGGGCGCGTAGCTCTATAGCCTCAGAGCTTAGGATCTGAAGCGTTTGTGCGGTTTTGGAGGATTCCTTCGAGGTCACCTTCGGTTCGACTTTCTCCTCTTCCTTGTAAAATGTTTTCAGAAGCTCCCCGTTCCAGAACCCAGTTGTCGTTACGACAGTGTTGAAAAGATTTTTCCATTTTTTGTGAACGCTCTTAAACTCTCTCCAGTAGATGTCCTTGCCTTTCGACAAGGAGGAAGAGCCGTTACTGTGGTGAATCGCAGACGCGTTAATCACATAGTTCTTGAGACCCTTACTGAGAGATGAAAGACTTAGATCGACAGCGTAAAAATGAAAGTGTGTAAGGGCGCTTTCATCAAAATACAGCTTGGAGCTTTTTTTGACGATGATGCAAAGCTCGTCTACGACATCGACTTCACCCGAAGGAAATTGACCGTAAACTCTTAGAGTTTTGTCGGGTTCTGGGGTCTTCACTCCGCCCACGCAGTTGATGTAGACTTGACCGTCTACGATTGGGACCGCCAGTCTGTCTGTCTTTGTTACCTTCTTTACCCCTGCGAGCCCCGCAACTCCAAACTTGGGGAAATTCTTTAACTGGGAGAACATCTGATCTATCCAGTCATCCGAGTATTCGACATCCTGATGAGTGAAAACCAACCAATCCGTATTGGCTACGGTAGCGCCAAGATTGAGAGCTTGGGCGGCGCTATATGTACCTTTGAAGTTGTAGACGGGTATGATCTCGTAGCGGTGTCTGTTCTTGTATAGAGATCGAACAAGGATATTGTTGAGTTGATGAAAGTCATTTGTGCAGACAACGAAGCTCAGTTCTTTTAGTTGCGTGAATTCGTATCTTCTTGTCGGAACAGAGTCGCAGTCTGGGGTGAACAACGAAGCCCACCTAGCTTGGAACTTTCTCAAATTTTCTGGGAGGTTTGGGTTAGCTTTACTCGCGCCCTCAATGTGGATCCCCGTGCATTCGGGGGACACGACATTTTTCTTGTTTAGATGGAAGTGTACCTTCAAGCCAAGGTCCACATCCTCATAAGCCCAGTTGTACTGAGGGTCGAATCCTTCAACACGCCAAAAGTCTTCCTTTTTTATCAGAAGGCACGCCGCTGTTACTGCGCGATGTTCCCAAGTGTCGGACATAAACACAGGGTTGACTTTGAATGCGTGCATCGAATCGGAACTCAAATTCACTGGGTCTCCGCTTGGTCCGCAAACCACCCCTGCGTGTTGTATTTTCCCATTAGGGTATCGCAACAAAGCTCCGACAGTGCCGATGTAAGGATCTCTTGCGAGAATATCGGTCATGTTTTGGAGTGTGCGGGGGTCGAGAAACACATCATTGTTCAGGAACAATAGCCAGTCGCCACGGGCTTTCTGCGCGACCTCGTTGTTCATCGTAGAGAAGTTACCCGTGTTCTCTTTGTGAAAAACCCGCACCCTTGGGTCTTGGATGGATTCGATCCATTCTTTAGATCCGTCGGTCGAGGTATTCTCGCGGATGAGTATTTCAAAATCTTGAAAGGTCGAGGACAGGACGGACTGAATGCACTTTTTGAAGTGCTCTCCGCCGTTTCTATTGAGAATTACTATGCTTACCATCGCCTAATTGTCGGATCTGCTTCAGCATGAGAAAGAATATCGTAGCGGTAGTCTTTACATCTGACATGGCGGTGTGTGCGTTTTTGTTCTCAACGCCGTATGCCTTTGCCAGAGCCGCTAAGTTGAACCTTTCTGTGTTGAGGATGCCCGCCTCCTTCAAAATGAAGGCGATTTGCGAAGTATCTAGGGTGTGGTAGTTCCACATTTTAGACCACCCTGAAAACCCATAGTAGCTCGTCAGCGAATCCATGAATTCTAGGTCGAACTTCAAATTTTGACCCACTAGGATCGGCTGATATTTACTCTGAGCCTGAGTTGACCATCGGATCAACTTTTGGATTTCGTACTCGTTGTTGCCCTCTCCTGACTCGCGGGAGAAGTAGCCGTTGATTGCAAGGGCTTTACAGTCCATCGGCAGGTACGGTTTGAAGGTTAGGTGCAGAGAATCTTTTTCGGAACCGTCTTCTGCGTATACTCCAGCCGCCATCTCTAGCACTGGGTTCTCTTTTGGATTGAGTCCGCCCGTTTCGGTGTCTAATACTAGGTAGTAGTTCACGCTTTTCTCCCTGCGAGTTGGATGATCCACACCAACAACTCTGAAAACAAAGTCGCTCCATTGAGGGTAAAATCTAGCATTTCCCAATCAAAACTAGGGTCGCTCGGCGCGATGACTCGCGTGAGCGGGATTTTTTCCTCAATCTTGCTTTCGTACATCTTAAAAACAGTTTCACCGTTGGGTCGTATTTCAACCACATTCGGCGGAAACTTTTCTCTGGCTTCCCCAGACACCCCTTTGATGAACAAAGGCTGACCTACCCGATACAAGGAGTGCGACACAAATTTGAAAGTGTGCCCGACTTTGAACGGGTACTCAGAGTCGGAGGAGGGGTTGATCTTTACGATCAACCCGTTGCTAAGACGGTAAGCCTCCCACGGCAAGGTGTGGGCTAAGTTGTACCTGTCGTATAGACCGTACAGATCAAAGGTCATCGGATCAGCGGTCCTTTAGATTCTGGGGGCATATTCGTTGCGGTGATGATCCCCGTGTCTTTCTGAATCCAGAAGTTCGTGTACGATTCCCGCATCGAATCCTTCAGGTCAGACTCTACCGCGACCTTTTCTTTTCTTACCTTCATCTTCTTCTCGAAGAGGGGGTGCAAACCAAGACCGAACTGACCCGCTTGATTCGGAACAGCCATCAGGGGCTTGGTTAGAATCAGGTAGTCCCCTTCCTCCTGAACTTCTGAGAGAAAGATTCCAACGCCATCAATAACTAAAGTTTTTACTTCCATTTGGTCCTCCGCCGAAAACAGACTATCGCGCTAATCGGGTTATGTCTATATTAGTATCAGGGGGCGCTTTGAAAAGATTCACAGGGGCGGTAAAGCCGTTTTTCAATCTGGATGGTCTGAATCTCACTATTAGATATGGCGAGGTTGTTTCTCTTGCGGAGTGGCAGACGAGTCACCCGAGCTTTCGTTTTGCCTTAGAGAATGGGTGGGTAGTCTCCGTGGATCGCAAAACTATCGTCTTCAACGCCGAAACCCCAAAGAAGCCAAGTAACGCTATGCGTTCTAAAAGAAAGAAATCCGCCGAAATCGTACAGGAGTTGCCAGAAAGCGGTTTAGATCCTGTGATTCTTCAAACAATCTTGGATAAGCAGGAGGGGTTCGTGCGACAAGCCCAAAAAACCTTTGAACGCCTAACGGCTCAGAAAAAAGAACCAGAGCAACCGACGGTAACGCCTGAGATGTTTGCCTCGATGCTAGAGAACCAACGCAAGATGATGGAGATGCTCGAAAAAGAGAAACAGCAACCAGTGCCCCAAGCCCCCGCCTTGGATCAAACCGCAGTGCTGAATGCTCTCAAGCTCCTGACTAATGAGGTCAAGCGTCTTCAAGAATCAAAACCATCAGAAGCGTCTGTGAATACCGACCAGATTTTAGAGGGCGTAAAACAAGTAATGTCCCAGTTCAGTCCGTCCTCGGGTTCCTATAATGGAACTAAGAAAGACCCAAGTGGCTTTCAGATACGGGATGATTTTGAAGAGAAGTTCATTCCAAAAGTAGAAGACTTAGAAGTGAAGAACTCAAATATCGTAGCCCAAGAAAAGGACTCAGGAAGTGTTGAGGAGGCTCTCGCGGCTCTCCGAAAACTCAAGGAGAAGAAATAATGGAACAGTTGCAAAACCAATCAGTCCCCGCAAGCCCTGTCGCTAAGGATAAGAAGTATCTTGTTCGCGGGTTGGATATTGGGACAGGTACAATCATCGCATCCTATCTTGATGAAGCCTCCAATACGGTAAAAAGCAAGCGGGTTCGCGACGCATTCGTATCTCTTGCGGTCGAACAGAAGCAGATGCTCAAGCTATCAAACATTTCGTACATTGAGGAAGGTGATCGAGTCATCATTGTCAGCGACGATGCCGCTAACATCGCCAACATCTTCAATCAGCCTCTTCGCCGTCCTCTCAGTCGAGGAACGATCTCCCCTTCAGAGATCGAAGCACAGAAGGTTATCAAGCACCTCTTTCGTGAAGTTTTGGGGGAGGCGCAGGTGCCCGGATCGGTATGCGTGTACTCTATCCCCGCAAATCCGCTCGACGCAGATCAAGATGTAACTTTTCACGAAATGATTATGGGGCAAATGCTTGAAAGCCTCGGTTGGAAAGCAGTCGCCGCGAATGAAGCACAAGCCATCGTTTATTCCGAGTGCGCCGACACCATGTTCAGCGGATTTGCCATGAGCTTCGGAGCAGGGATGGTCAACTGCGCTCTTTCATACAAGTCTATCCCTCTTATCACTATGTCGGTTGCCCGCTCTGGGGACTATGTGGATGAGCAATCCGCCAAGGCTACTGGGCTGTCTCCTGCAAAAACTTGCGCTATCAAAGAGAAGGGCGTGGATCTTCTCGCCCCGAAGGGTCGCGAGCAAGAAGCAATAGCAGTCTATTACAAGGCGCTCATCAAGTATGCTCTTACGAACTTTATCGAAAAGATTAAGTCCCAGAATGTCATGGCGCAGATCGACCTGCCTGATTCCATTCCGGTGGTAGTCGGCGGAGGCACATCGCTCCCCATCAACTTCCTTGCTGTGGTCAAGGAAGAGGTGAACCGCCTAAAGGGATTTCCGTTTTCTGTGACTGACATTCGCCATGCAAAAGACCCGCTGTATGCAGTTTCTAGGGGGCTTCTCATCATGGCTCAGAACCAAGACTAAGGGAGTGTAGGTGTACTACTACTTATCCCGAGAGGTAAAACGACGATTCATTGAGGAGATGCGGGAAATTTTCAAAGAGTATCCCGGTCTCCAAAAGATGAAAGTATCCGATAAGTTTCCCTACCAAGAGAGACCTCAATACGGTCTTGTCGTCAAAAATGTCTCTGGAAACCCTATTCCGTTGGCAGGGGACAACTTCATCGGGACCGTCATAAGTCATTGCTTCTTAGCGAAACTCAAAGGCAAAAAAGGTCTTTTACTCGATTGGGTTCGCGAGAACCCAGAACAAGTTACGGTCTTTGTCGAAGAGGATCTTTCCTCTCAGGTGGACGGATCTAGCCGAGAGTTTCTCCTACAGCATTTTCCTACAATCGGGTCTCAAAGTATTGAGTTGGCTCAAAGAGGGGATCGCGCCGTCGAAGTTCTTGTCAACGGAAAGCCTTTTGTCGTTCCGATGTCTTTCCAATCTAAAAAGATCATTCTTCCGGTCGCACCTGCGATGGGAACCAACCTTGTTGCCAAGTATTATCGTCGGGGTCTGGCAGATGCGGGTCTTTATTATGTAGAGGTCATGACGACTACGGCAGGTTCGGCTACGGTGATGGTGGACACTCTTCTCGACTACGAGTCCATAATCATTGAATCCGCTACTGGGGCTGAGTCCTCGTTCAGCCTCCCTCACTTCCCTGTTCACGATAAGACTTTTTCTCTCATCGAAAACGATTCCTTCGTGATGACTGAGGGTGTTCACTACACGATCAATTTGCAGACGGGGGTTGTTACCTTTTTGAACAACCCAGAAGACCCGACTCAAAAGCTAAGACCTACCTCAAGTTACCGAGTTCAGTACAAGTACCAAGGACCGTCTTTCGGTCCCTTCACGGTTAAACCGTCATCAGCTTCGTATGATATAATTCCGGGCGTGACGCTTGCCTTCTCCAACTGGCTAGAGGTCGGGGACAAGCAAGTTGTGATCGTAAGTCCGACTCGTGAGGAGGTCTCTCAGGAGTACGGAGGTCACTTTGAGGTGAGCTTGAGTCTGGACATTTACAGCCGAGATCCCGTTCAGCGAGAACTCATAGCCGATTTGCTTGCTGTGAAAGTCTTCGGGGAGATCAAGCCAAGATTTGATTCTCAAGGATTAGCTATTGTTAGCGTATCACTCAATGGGGAATCCGAAGACATTTACGACGAAAACACAGACACCGTTTACTACATGGCAGGGATGGATGTCTCGTTCAACACGGATTGGCGACTGTACGCCCCGATGATTCCTAAGATTAAAACACTTAGCCTTGATGTTGAGGTCGTTCAATCACTGAATGATTTCAGGGTCAGCTTTAGCCAAGGGGAGTCGATAAAGTAATGCCATTATACCAATACTACTGCGTTGAGTGTCAGTTGACCTTTGAGGAGTCTTTCAAAAAGCCGGAGGATATTACATCCCCCTGCCCCAAGTGCGCCTCAGAGTCGGATCGAATGATCTCTGCCCCTAATGTTTTGAAGTCCAATACAAGTCGTGAAAGCGTGGACATCAAGATTGGCGCGGAGTCTGAAAAGCGTTGGGCTGGCATCCGGCAGAGACAGGCGGAAAAGGAAAAGATCCGAAAAGAGTCGGGAACCACCGCCGTTGAAGTGAAACACGGAAAAGATTCCTCGGGTCAAATAACTTACGAATACAAATCAGTGAGTAAGGAACGAGTTGCGGAAAGAAAGAACCTCTACGGAGAGTACCTCTCCTCCAAGAAGAAGCCGTGATCGCCCGATATGTACATTCATATTTAATTTCTAACATATTGAAATAATTAACTTTAACTTGGAGGTTCAACCATGAGTATTTTCAGTACATACGCCCCTCCCGGCGTATATGTTCAAACTTTGACGGATCTTACCGCCGCGAATATCGTTGCGGGGCTCCGTATGCCTGTGTTCATCGGAGTTGGGCGCGAAAGCCTGACCCTGAGCAATTTCGAGATCATTCGCGGGTCATCGGCTACTTCCGACATCCGTATGCTTGGCGAAGATGTCAGTTCCCAGTTCACTGGGACCAACCGCCAGTTCACGGTCGCCAACTACCCCGTCGTTGACGGAAGCGGTCGCGCAGTTACTACCAATGACCCAAATGTTGTTTCTGTCACTATCGACGATCAGCCTACTGGCGTGATCGCTGTGGACGGAGCAAGCGGTCTTGTGACCCTTGGAGCAATTCCTCCGATGGGTTCGGTGGTCAAGGTGGGCTATTTCTTTAGCCGTAAAGACCTAAAAGTCACTGACGAAGACCTCAGCTATCAAGCTGACGGCTCAAATCTTGAGTTCAAGGTCAATAAGTCCCCGATTGTAAACGGAAACAACGGTGGTATTATTACTACCGAAGTATCTCGTGTGGTCGTTACAGTTGACGGAAGCGCCGTTGAAGTGGCTTCCCTTGATGGAATTCACGGCGTAATCACTCTCGCTTCGGCTCCTGCCGACGGCGCTGAGGTTCTGGCAACCTACTACACCAACACATTCCAAGACACTTACGATTACCTGCCACAAGACATCAACATCTTGTCGGTCAAGGCAATCGGCAACAGCCCCGGTCGCCAAGACTACTTCCTCGGACAAGACTATGTTGTTCAGAACGGGAAGATCATTTGGGGATCTGCTTTCGACATCCGAAACGGGTCTGCGGCAACCGGAAACGCCTTCGGGTCTGAGCAGATTTCTGCAACCCTTGTGGACAATCGCTTCTTCATGAGGGAAGCAGCCGGAGCTTCCAACGGTACAAACAAGAAGTTCGTGCTTGAAGAAATCCCTGTCGCCGGAGACGGGCGCGATGTTCCAACCGACGACCTTTCTAAGATTCAGGTTTATGTGGGAACAAGTGTGGCTTCCGCTTTTGCGGCAGGTCCGGTTGATGTGATGTCCCTTAATGGCGTTTCAGGCGAGGTTGTTCTCAAGAACGCTCCGTCTGCGGGTCATAAAGTGTATGCCACTTACTACTACAACATCCTTACCGATGACATTTTCACTGTCACGAATCGCGTGGCTTCTACCTTTTCGGTAACAGGGGAGTACGATGTTATCAGCGCAAATGGGGGTGCTTGTTTTGCGGGAGAGTTCTCTGAAGCTGACTCAACTGTAGCCGCACCTGCTTTCGGAACGGAAGGAATTAAGTTTCCTGCCGATACTGCGGATGTGGTGACGGTGCCGGGCTATTCGGTGGAAGAAGATGTCACCCTTACCTTCACAAGCGCCACTCAGTACACCGTCAGTAGCTCACTCGGAGCAGACGGTTCTTCTGGAACTGGTCATCTGAATCAAACCTATGTCGATGCGAAGACTGGTCTTCGTTTCACTATTCTTGCTCCCTCCACCTTCAACTATGCGGCTGGGGATGAGCTAGTTTGCTATGTGACAGGTCAGCAAGAGACAGGGATTCTTCCTAAAAAGATCATTCCTGGTCTCAATCTTGTCGTCTCGAATACAACGGGTGTCACCGTTGGTTCCACAGGTCTTGTTGAATGCTTCAATAAGACTGGAGGGGAGCCTTCCATTGGTGACTCGTACTTCGTGACTCTCGACTATGAAAAGACGGACTACAAGCCCGCTGTTTACACGAATTTCCGTGATGTGGTGACGGCTTTCGGTCCTCTCAATGTCGAAAACAGGCTGACTCTTGCGGCTTATCTTGCGTTCCTCCAAGGCGCTCCCGCTATTGCAATCTCTCAGGTGAAGAAAGCCTCCGGCGGACTTCAAGCTAGTGATGCGGCGTTCCTTGAGGCTATGACGGCTCTTGAGAATCCGCTCGAAGGTGATGTTCGTCCGAATATCCTTGTTCCTCTCACTACTTCACGCACTGTTCTTCAGGCGGCTAAGAAGCACTGTGAGAAGGTTTCTAGCTCCCGCTATGCGATGGAACGAACCATGATGTTCGGTTTTGCTATCGGGACGCTTCCAGAGACCGCACAGGAATTCGCTAAGGCGCTCGCTTCCGAGCGTTGTTTGGGTGTCTACCCCGACGGCGCAGTGGTTGCGATCGAAGACGCTTTTGGGCGTGAGATCGAGAATACCGTGGATGGCAGTTTCTTGGCGGCGGCTCTTGCAGGTCTTGCTTGCAACCCTGTTTTTGATGTCGCTACCCCTCTGACTCGTAAGAGTTTGACTGGGTTCCGCCGATTGTTCCGCCGTCTTGACGCGGTGCAGTCTAACCAAACAGCGGTTTCGGGTCTTACCGTTATGACGGAGAACCAAGCGTCGATTCAGATTCGTCAGGCAGTTACGACTGATCCTAGCAACATTCTGACTCGGGAGCCTTCGATTGTGTTCATCAAGGATGAAATCCAACAGCTCACCCGTACAACTCTTGAACCGTTCATTGCAGAGAAGTTCCTTCCCGGTCGCCTCACCGACATCGAAATTGCTCTCGCAAATATGTTCAAGAACCAGATTCAGGCGGAAAAAGTCGTTGCTTTCACGGGTATCAAAGCTACCCCAAGGGCAACTGACCCTACCGTTGCGGATGTCGTGGCTTTCTACAGCCCTGTATTCCCATTGAACTGGATTCAGGTCACTTATACGCTCCGTACTACGCTCTAATAGTGCGTAGTTTAGAGCTTTTTGTTCGAGGAGGGCGGGGTTCGGAAGAGCCCCGCCTTTTCTTTTAATTTTATGGGGTTTTGATGCTTACCATCTATGTAAAACCTATCTTAAATGGAGTGGTCCGAAAAAACGATCTCGCGAAAGTCCTTTTAGGTAGGCTCAAGTACAGTCTTGCTCGGTTGGGGGAGAAACAAATCCGAAAAGCGACCAAAGACTCGTTTAAGGGTGGAGGTAAAAGAATCAGAAAGTCGGTATCCTACACCATAGGAAAAAGTAGTGTCACTTTTCACATCAGCCAGATCGGTATTTACCATAACTACGGGGTACGAAGGCACAAAATGGAATACCTCAAGAAAGCCAAAAGACCGATACCGATAACACTAGAAAACGGTGAAGTTATTTTCCGTTGGGCATCGAAGAAGTCGATGAGCAAGAGAGGCTCTTGGTATCATCCCGGAATCAAAGCCAAAGGTTTCCTAGAAAAAGGCACAGCCAAAACGAAACAGGAGTTCCGAAAAAGGTTGATTGAAGCAACCAGTCGGTACTTGCGAGGCGCTAAATGAACATTCAAATTCTAAATCTTGAGAACTCTTTCAAAAAAGATCTGAGGATGTACGCGCAGTTCAGTGGCTCTAGCGTCTTCATTTACCCATCAAGAGCGAACAGCTCAGGGAAGAATCTCTACACAATCTTTTCAGGGGAGTCGTTCTCCAAGTTCCCAAGGAACTCCTCAGAGTCTTTTGTAAATCAAGTTACTCAGATAGATTTTTCTACGGGGTCGGTGGGGGATGGTGTCTCTTCCAGCTTTACCCCAATATCTCCCTCGGTTGGGCAAGCAGTCATCGGAGTTATCGCTATTGACCGAAACGACCGAATCTTCATCAGAAACAACTCTGCCCAGAGCATCTCTTCTGCGGATTTTGATTTTCAAAACGCCGCTTTCCCAGTTCAGAAGGGGCGCATTCCCTTGTATGGGTTTATGGTCTCCAATGAATCAGGGGTTTCTAAGGTAGCCAAGATTTTTGATCTTCGCCCTGATTTCAACAATGTCCCTTTTGATACAGCGGATGTGGTCTACACAAACACGGACAACTTTTCGATAGGGTCTGTTTTTAGAGAGTACCTATACGCCGATGCAGTGGCGGCGCAGAATCAAATCACAATACGGTCTACTAAGCTAAAGAGGGGAGATAGCATTTCGATTATTTCCTCAACGACGGTAGCTCAAGTGAGAACTGTTTTGTCTGTAAGCTACGGCGATGTGTTTGATACGATCACACTGGATCAAAACTTAACAAGCCCCGTCACAGTTCAAAACTGTGCTGCTATTACCATCAACACATTCTCCGACGCGTCACAGGTGTTTAACGGCGGGTACGGAAAGGTTCTTTTTGATTTTGGATGGCGTTCCTGTTCTTCGGGTTTGGCAGAAACACTTACTCACAATTTATCGCTTCCTTTAGGAACCTACTACCCTGTTCTGTACTTCAACTCCACGAGAACAATGAACGGTGCAAAAACGCTTTGTGCTTTTAATTACAGCGCGACCTCGGTTGGCGTTCAACTCATACTTACCAGTACAACAACAGTTGTAAGATTTGCGAGCAATGGGATTTATCCCACTCTCAATAGTTCTGGTCAGGTAACAGGATTTCAAACGACTGGCTTTTACAGGCTGATTATTTTGGGGAACTAGATGGCAAACATAAACATTCAAACTTCGGAACAAAACAGTTTAAGGGGTGTTTCAAATTCCATCAGCTTTTTCCCAGTAGGGAACTCTCTGGTAATGAGCATTCCAGAGGGTCAGCGTGTATTTTTTGAACAGGGTAGACCTTCTCTTTTTCCAAAAAGCTCCTCTGGGGATTATTCTGGGGGCGGGTCGGTTTTCTTCAACTTTGTAAACGGAGAGGTTTCCGGCAAAGATGAGTCTTCCGATAACTTCATACCTTCAATTCCCGCGACGGGTCAGTTTCGTGCGATTACTTTCGCTCTGGATCAAAACAGCGAACTCGTCTCGTTTTCTGGAACATCCGGCACGCAGGTTCAAGTAACTGATGGTGTTCTAAGTTCTGATCCTGTGTACTTGGGCACTCAGCCGATACAAACCACGAAACTTTTTACTGTCGTCCTGAGTTCCACGGACGGTGTATCCCTAAACGATATAGACGAGGGGCTCATCTTCTCATATCTCAACTCGCTTAGTTCTAATCCTGTGTCCGAGGAGATTTCCTACACGGGGCAATCTCTTACCGTAAAAGAAGCAGTCTTGAACGATCTGTTTGTAGGGGCAACGAGCTACCAAACATCAAGAACATCTCTCAAAGCAGGGGACGCAGTAGTAATTGAGCGAACAGTAGGTCTGGCTCTTGAGGAGTACCCTGTCACTATCACTGGGGTTACTAATGGAGCTACCAACGATACGGTTTCTTTCTCACCTGCTCTGGTTTCACAGCACATCTTGGAGTTGAAGCCCTCTGTCAGAGTGGAATCACCCACGGCGTATAATCTCAATAGGGCTCTGTTCCAAAGGAACAAAAGGTTGGTTTTTGATTCGGGTTGGATTCAGGTTGTCCTTAATTCAAACGGAATCGTACAAACCAATATCCCTGACCCATTGAGCGTGGTCCCGCTTGTTGTTTGGAACAGTACGAAAGATAGTTCAAATGTGACTGTTTTACTCAACAGCTTTAGATCAAGCACCTCTAAAATAGGGGTACAGCTTTTTCCAGAAGGTGGGGGGCAGGGGACGATCTCCTACCACATCGGGGCTAACGGTGTTTTCTACAACTTTGAAACTTCCTCACTGGTCTTGGGGGGCTTTATCAGAATTTTCTTGAGGGAGATTTGAGATGTCAAATATCAGAATTTTAAGCGCACAGAACTTCTCCTCTTCTGATGACTCACGGCTGTCTCTGTCCTTGATCGGCAAATCTACGGTCAGCTTGTCTCCAAGCCGAAGTGTTTCTTCAGACGGAACGGTAAAAGTCTCAAGACTCAGCCTGAACAAAGTATCCAAGTTCCCAAGGGATATGTCCGAGAATTTCCTAAATCTTGAGACTCGCATCGACTTTCAAGAGGGCTTGATTTCTGGGGGTTATCAAATTGAGAAAAGTTTCAACTTCGTAATTCCTGATACAAACAAGGCAGTTTGTATTTCGATACAAATAGACGAAGACGATCGAATCAAGTTTGTCTATGGCAACGAAGACACCCTGACTAATTGCAGGACAGCGGCTAAGAACGCGGACACTTCAAATGGTTTAGTGAAATACGATTCCTCCTGCGCTCTCATCTGGATTGTTGTGGTAAACTCGATTGACGGGACCACTCTTGAAAACATCACCGATCAAGACCTTTTTGACATGAGGGTTTTTACAAACACCTCTGATGTTTCAACAAAAAACCTTCAGCATAAAGACAATCAAGAGACCACAGGTCCAGTTCATTTCATCTTGGAAGATGTCGCTTCAGGTGAAAACGACTTGTTGGTAGCGGGGTCTGTGTCTTTTGATACGGACGAAGTTTTTATTTTGAAGAGTCGTAACAGCCAGACCTCAACTGTGATTGAAGGTAGTCTGATTGACCTCACTAATGGGTCGTACAGTGTTCGTCCGGTTTCAGAATCATCCTCCTCCAAGGCTCTGAGAAAGAGCAGTGGCGCGGATTGGGCTTTGGGTGTTGACTACAGTTATGGGAACAACCTCAAAACCGTTCCCGCAGTCGGCGATAAACTTTACGGCTCCAGTAGCGGGATCACCCTTTACAATGACTTCAACGGTCAGTCCGGCGGGTACGGAAGCCGAGAGTTATCTGAAATACTACCTGACCTACAGGTTTTTGCTCGGGATCTCAGCTCTTATGCTTCCTACACACCTTTGAATCGAGAGGTGGCGATCGACCCAGAAAGAGGAATTCTAAAGTTTGGGTCTGACCTCTACATGGGAGACGGCAGAGACGGAAATCTAATTCTTTCTAGTCCTTCCATTTTCAACCTAAACGACCCTATCGGTGGAATCACCTACTGCCGTTCAAGGAAAGTGACCAACAAGGTCAAAAAACTTGATCGGGTGATTGAATACTCAGGGGCAGACTTAGCCTTGAACTCAGGGGACATTGTTGTCATCTATACGGGTCAAGTATCTTCCCTTTCGTCGAGCGTGGGTAATTACAGCGTACTCAAGGTAGACTCCGCAACGGCGAATGAAATCACGGTCTCTGAAAATATATCTCACAACCAGATTGGAGCTTCCTTCGATTTTGATGGCGAGTCCGATTTGGTCTTTGTGATGACCGTGCCTCAGTTCAACAATGTTACGGTTTCCGCAGGGGCAACTCTTACCTGTAGTGCTTACTCAGACACAGACGGTTTTGGTATCCTGAGCTTTTTTGCTAAAGGAACCGTTCAAACCCAAGGAACTGGAATCATCTCAGCCGATGGTAAGGGCTACAGAGGTGGTACAGTTCATGGTGGGGCGGGAGAAGGCTACTTACTATCTAGTTGGAATCAAATCAGGTCTAACTCAACCGACACCGGAGGAGCAGGTGGAACTTTCGGTCTTGATGGGGTTGATGGGGAAGTAGGTGGTTCTGACGGTTCTGGGTCTTTCCAAGCGATTGCCGGAAACGGCGGGGGTTCCGGCGGAAACGGCGGAGGCTCCGGCGGAGGAGGCGGTTACTCAGCTCTCGGTCAAACCGGAGGCTCAGGCGGTGTGGCAGGAGCCGGAGGAGGCGGAGGGGGAGCTACCTCTATTGCACCATCTCTTCCTTCAGGAACATCGTCTGACGGCGGACAAGGGGATTCAGGTTCAGGGTCATTCTCGGGCGCTAACGGTGGTGTTGGGGGATTTGGATTTACCGCAGGTTATAGCGCATCTGGCGGATCAGGGGGCGGTCTAGCGAATGCTTCCTCGTTGGGCGGGTCTGGGGGTAATTCCGAAGGTTCCGTTGATGTTGTTTCGGCTTTGTTTGGAGGGGGAGGCGGAGCCGCTGGTAAAGGCGGCGACGGAGGAGACGGTGCTTCGGCAGGGGGAGTGTCAGATAGTTCGGCAGGGGCATCAGGAGGAGGCAACACGGCGGGCTCTGGATCTTCCGGCGTAAGCTCAGGCGGGAATGGCGGGGGCTTGGTCTTGATCTTTGCCGATACAACTTCAAACCTTCGTGTTAGCTCGCGTGGATTATCAGGTCTTGCGGGCGCGGCGGGCATCTTGGGCGGTAGCGCAGGTAATGGAAGCGTCTCTGGGACGATGTTTCCTCTAAGTGGATTAGGGGAAGGCGGACACGGCGCGGGTGGCTCGTCAGGAGCAGGGGGCGGTGGGGGCGGTGGCGCAGGAGGCACGATACTGCTTTTTGTTAGGGACTCGTCTTCTGTCAATTTCATAAATGCTACTGGAGCGTCGGGAGGCGCAGGGGGTAGTTTAGCCTCGTCTGCCTCCGCAGGTACAGGCGCTATCAACGGATTTGCTTCCGCAGGTGGCGGTGGCGCGGGAGGGGCGGGAACCGCAGGTTCCTCTGGAGGCTTGGGGGCGGACGGTCGCATCCGGCTCAACTATTTTTGGTACTCGGGGGCATACCCATCCGCCGGATCTGGCGCTTCTGCGTGGTCTGTTTCAACCCCGACTGGATTTTTGGGCAAGATCAAACGGGTCGATGAAAGCAGATACATTCGGGCATCTTACAACTTCTACGACGAGAACACAGACTTTGACTCAAAGTCCGAAGTGTGTGCTTTTGATTCGTTAGCGACAGAAAATTACGGGGCTATCGTAGCTTCTCGCTTAACCTTGAAAGCCCCTCTCAAGCTATCCCACAGTCTTTCTGACGGAGCGTGTATCGTTAGGAAAAAACAATCCATGCCCGTGGATCGCTTGTTGAACCGCTATCCAAACAGAATACTTTTTGACAGCGGTCTTCTCGCGGCGAGCGTAGGTACGCAGGTGAATGGTTTGAAGCACGGCGTAAAACTAAGTCCTTCCCAATACACTCCGCTTATCTATGTCTACCCTGCAACTTTTACCAACTATCTGGACTCTGCGCCGTTCTTCAATGACCGATTTGTGAATGGTTCCGAAGTGGTGGGGGTCTACCTCGAAGTGGAAGAAACCACTTTGTCGTACACGATAGGTCATAGCGCAATATACTATTTGTTGGAAGAGAACATCAATCTTACCAATGGGTTCATCCGTATAATTTTTGTGAGGAACTGATGTCCAACGAATGGAAAAAAGATCATCCTAAAATTCTGAACAAGCTGGAGGGGATACTCTTCCAAACCTCTTGGCTCATGGAGCAAGAGCTTAAAAAACAGGAAAAGAAACTCAAGCAGGTTAAGGCTGTTCTTGAACAGAGCTTGAAGAATGAGGCGGAATGTCGAGCACGAACTGGGAAGAAATAGCAGGAGGATTCCTGTTTGGAAAAGTATTCTCTCCCCTTGAAAGCCTAGCGACAGGCATTCAAAAGATACTCGCGCCCATCAATACTATCCTTGGCGTTTTAAGGTCGATCCTAAAAATCATCCGAGTTTTCCTGATCGAGACCACTTCGATCATCCTTGCTTTGATAAAAACGCTAGTCAAGCAGATCACGGATTTCATACGAAGCATAGCTAACGCGGGGATTTATTGGTTACTGATCGCCCCAGACAACACAAGCACCAAGTCGTTTTTTGAAACAGGTCGCGGTGGCTTTGACGGCTTTGTGAACAAGATCATCAACAGTTTGGATGACAGTGCTGATCCGCTTCGCCCCCAGTTTTCAGAAGCAGAAAAAGTCGGCGGTGTTGCTCTCGCTTTAAGCAGTGGGAACATCATGCAAGCGATGAATTTTCTCAGCCTAATTAGTCAGGCTTTTACAAGAACTTTCGACAAGATTTACCCTGCTCTGAGTATTACGGGGTTTTCTGGAAACAGCGCAAATGTGATTCAGTTCAAGCGCCCTTCTCTGCCCACGACCTTCTTCACGAATGTTAAGTTCATATTGGAGAGGTCAACTCAATCAGGTGGTGAGGAGCAAGCCTTTGCCGCTCAAAGATCCGCTACGAATAATGTGGTGGGACAGGACTTGACCGAAACCCGAGTAGATGACCAAAGAAATAGTCAGACAATAGCAAAGTGGATCACGGTGAAAACCGTAGAGTATAACAATCAGCTTGTTGCGCCTGAGCAGATATTGTTTATTGACCAAAACACTTCAGGTCTTGCTCCCCACTTGGTGAAGTTTGATCTTAGTAAACAAGCTCAATCCCAAGCGTTTTTTACAAATGTGAGCACCGAGAGTCGCGGGGCTTTTATTTCATCTGTCAGAAATCTTGGCTCCCTTGGACCTAAGACCTTCGATATGTTCACCACGAACATCGCCGGATTTCCTTTAGTTGCCCCCACACTTGCGACCATATCTCAAATAGAGACCACGATCCAACGATCGGCGATGTCAGACACATTCAAGTCGAAACTTATGGGACAGGCGTATATTGACTTCAGGATCAATGGAGTCCCTATCCCCTTTAAGACAAAATACACGGGCTCCGACATATCTACAGCACCCGACTACTATGTAACTGATGTCACAGACACTAGAATTACTTTGAACAAGCCCGTTCCTATTGGCTCCACGATTGAACTTTACACCTATGTAATGGCATCGTCAGCCGACATATTGGTTTTGCGGGAATTCAACGCAGGTCACTCCGTCCGTATTCCCTTCACTGGGGTCAATCTTGGGGGCGGTTACACTTCGATAGAGCTAAACAGTAATACGGGGTCTGCCGACAAGCCGTTGCTACAAAACGGTCAGCCCTATTTTTACAGACTACGCATCGAAGCTAATGGGTTCACTAGAGACGGTATCAACGGCGGTGTTTCAAACGAGATTAGACTCGTACCCAAGCAAGCGTTTGCTCCGAATCAGACTCCTGCCTTTTGCATGAGCGGTAAGCAGGGTCCGTTTATCATCCAACCCGGCGAAAACATCCTTCATTTAGAATTATCGAACGGTAAGAAGTACGCGGTAAGCCTTCCCATTTCAAAAAGAAATGTGTTTGCTCAAACCTCTACAGAGTTCAACAACAACTTCGGTTTGATTATCAGTGACAAGTTCAGTGGAAGAGCGACTACAGCTCTTTTAAGTGACACTCTCGAAGCCGCCATCGAAAAGTCCAGAAGAGGGGTAAACGGTTTAACCTTCGATTATGTGGATGGTGCGGGCAATCGTGTGCTGATTCTACCCGGCGACTACATACCGATTGATATTGAAGAGGTGATCTCCGAGATACAAACCCAAATCGGCGACCCCTCCGTTCTAGTAAGGGCTCACAACGGCAGAGTTTTGATTCAAGACGCTTCCAACACGGCTTCGGGTAGTATGGTTAAATTTTTGAGAGACTGCCCGTCCCTTGGATTTAGCACTGGGATTTGCATGAATGTCATCAAGCCGACACCTCCTGACTGGGCTCGTGCGGCTGTAAAAGATTTATTCCCGCAGATCAATCAAGTCGCAGACCTAATTGATGCTTTTACCAACAATGTTCTTAGTTCCGCAGAATCGGCGGTAAAAGCCATCGTTGATTTTATCGACTTGTTGGACGCAAAGATAAAGTCGATTCAAGATTTCATCACAAGAATCAACTCCCTTTTGGATGTCGTCAAGAATCTCAAGCTAGAGCTACCAAATATGTACAAGTTGGAGATCCCTCTACAGAACGGTACGAGCGGTCTTCGCAGTTTCATTGAATCGGCTATTCGACCAACTTCTAGTTCTTCTGACTACACAGTAGGGATTGTTCTCGTTTCAGGGGGGAAGGGATCAGGAACCATTGTTCCGATCCTGCACGCGATTATATGAGCAGATTTAATTTTCTAGGTCACCCCACAAAAGATCAGATTGACGACTTGATGGAGTATTTGGATGTCAAATACAAGCTCATCGGTCAGCAAAAAGAGGCGCTTCAACACGAACTCAACAATCTTCAAGCCGTTTTAGGAAAACTCCTAAAAGCGGAAGCGAAACTGGCATCTCAGACCAACAAGAAACCTGCTCATTTTGCTCTTGTCTCCTACATCAAAGCCCCTGTCATAAATGAGGACAAGACTTACTTTGATACCCACCGATACGCCTCAATCGAGACGGGTGCGGTCGTAGACTCTTTGCTGAGACCTTGGGTGGACCATGTGAAAAGAGATCAGGAAGACCTCGACTACAAGATACGAAAGGTTAAGTATTTGATCGAGCAGAGAAGCCAACAGATTCAAATACTGACTCAACTAGAAAGCGAGCTTAGGGACAAAGATGCAAACGAGTAAGTTACAAGAAGTCCTTATCGCTATGGCGGACAACCTACGAGGTTATCCGAACATCAATCGCGAGGCATTTACCACGCTTGAGCGAGAGCTTCAGCAATCTTGGAACTACACTTATGGGCTAAAGTCGGTCTACTCTGATCGCAATTATGTGTTCAATGGGTGGGGTTCAGCTCCAGATGGTCTAGTAGTGGAACTTGTCGTTTTAGCTGTTCATGGAACGATGCTTTCCTCGACCGTAAAAAATGACGGACCACAATCCAAAAATGAAATCATACTCTTGAATAAATCTTGGGTTCCGCCAGAGGCGAATGATCTCCAAAACACATCTAAAACCATTACGATGACGCTGAACACTCAAAAGAACCGTAACAAAAAGGTGACGATGAATAAGGATACTTTCATCCGAGCGCCGGGCGTTTTCATCGTCAATGAGCCTTTGATAGAGGAGATTACGGATATTTGGCAGGGCATCACCAATCCAATAAGTAGCTCACCAATTTTAACCTATAAGTACGAGAAGAAAAAATGAGTACAGAGGTTAAGATTGAGACATTATGTGACCACAAGATCGTTGAGGATCTAGCGTTCCTTGAAGCGGATCGTAGAACTATATCTATTCCTAGAAGAGTAGCTGTAAGCAAAAGTCTGAAACTGAAGAGAAACGGATTCTTGATTTCACCCGATAGTCCCGAGTTTGGGTTCATCGTGGAAGAGTTAGAGCCGGGCATCAAGAAAGTCCTCTTCAAGAAACCGTTGAAGTCTCAAGACGACTTCTTTGAATTGACCTACATCACTGTGGCGGAGGATTGCCCCAAGTGTGACGGAACTTCATTCCATTTTGATTTTGCGATTGATGAGCTTGGGCGTGCGGTTGTCATCCAAGGTGAAGAAAAACTAACACAGGATGTCGTCAAAGGGACTTTAACGATCAAGGGAACAAACCCCTATCACCCTTGGTACGGCACGATCTTGAACACCCTAATAGGATCAAAGATTGCGGACTTCGAGAAGCTAAAGCTCCTTATCTCCCAAGACATTCAAGAATTGTTTAGTAATATCAAGGATTTACAGATACAACAATCCGAAGTTCAGGAGATTGCCGACAAGGAACGAATCGAACAGCTTATCTCGATTCAGAGCGCCCGCCCAGACCCCTCGAACCCATCCCTCGTTACTGTTTCGATAACTTACAGGAATAGGGCAGGAAACATCCGAGAAATCCAACGCGTACTCGACAGAAATACGGCGAGGGTGTTCGGGACTGCCCAAGATCGCCTGAAGGGTTACAAGTGATATGTCAGTAAGTGCTCCTCAAATCCTTTTTCCGACCTCTGAGCCAGCGTTCAGTACGAACCTGTCTCATATCTATTTGAGTGGCATATCCGAGATCGGCGTTAGTTCTATTCTTGTAAATGGGGTCACTGCCGGAACAACGGTAGATCCAAGTGGCAACTGGTCTTGGAGTGGAACTCTAAGGGCGGGAGAGAACATCTTTGTCGTTCAGTCAGTAAAAGACAATGATTTATCGACCTCGGATCAGGTTTCCATCATTTATGATGCAGGTCTCGACACAACACAACTTGTGGATCTGCCCACAGGAATACGGATTCGACAAGGCAGAAACAACATCACTCTTGCAGTGCCCCTTCTAACGGACTCTAGCTTCGTTGGTTTCAATTTTTACGGTTCTGAAAATGTAGGCGGGGGTTCAACAGGATACACCCTGTTGAATACTGCCCCTATCAGCAATGTTGTGTTTTTTGAGGATCAGAGAACGCAACTCAGTAAGGTGGTTACTAAATCGGGTTCCCAAGAAACTACAACCGTAGTTGAGAATGTAGAGAGGATCAACTTTACTCAGTTCGTACATGATCGCCTAAACCAACCTCTCGGCAACTCGCCCATAACTGAAAAAAACCATTATGTGGTCTCTGCGGTCATCTTCGACCCTTTCAACAAGGTCTTGATTGAATCGGGTTACAGTGAAGAACTATCCGGCGTTCCAATCGTTATTGATACTCGATTGAAAGAGATCGACCAAAGGACTGAACAAGATTTCCGACTTTCCTTGATCGACCAGATGTTACAGGCAAACGAGGGGCTAGACCTGAAGCCCGGTCAAGTCTTGCGAGATGTGGTCATCGACCCTGCTTCAAGCCTTTTTGCCAGAATGTTTACCATTCTGAGATTTATCAACACCTCCCAGTCTTTCCCGACCCTTTTGGCTTTCGATGACGCGGACGGGGACAGTGTTTCAGACCCCGTTTTGACAAGTGCGGAAAAGAACTCCCTTCGTCTCGCTCTTTTGGTTCCTGAAGACAGCGCAGACCTAGTTCAACAACTTATCGACTCTGCTTTTGACAAGCTCGCAGGTAATGTCAACAAGACGAGGTTACCTGCTCGCGAGTCTGTCGGAGAGATCACTGTTTATACTAAGAAAAGACCCGACAAAGATGCTGTCGTTCAAGCGGGGGCAATCGTAGAGACCTTGGCTGACCAGACCAATAACACCCCTTCTGTAAGATTCGAGTGTCTGTCTGGGTTTGTTCTCCGCGTGGCTGACCTTGAAAACTATTTCAACGCAACAAACAACAGATACGAGTTCAAGATTCCTATAAGAGCTTCCGTGGCGGGAACCATTGGAAATGTGGAGGCGGGTAAAATCGTTTCTCCTGCTTCGGGCTTTGACCCAGTTTTTGCGGTTGTCAATGATTTCGCAACCGCGTTTGGTGAAGACCTTGAGTCAAACTCAAGCCTTGCTCAACGAGCTTTGCTTGCGTTCATGTCAGTGGATTCTGGAACCGAGGCGGGTTACTTCTCAAATACCGTTGCAGTGAAGGGCGTTACAAGGGCTAAGATTGTATCCGCAAACGCGCCCCTGATGCAAAGAGACTTGGACCCAATCCGAGAAATACACTCCTTCGGAAAAGTGGACATTTATGTTCAGGGTAAATCAAATCGTCAGGTGTCAGAGACCTTTGGTTTTGCCTACAAGAAGGTTCTCAACGAAAGGTTCTACATTCAGAACAGAAACTTCATGAGGTTTAACACCATCAACCCTTTGGTTGATGAAGTACACCCTATTTTCAAGCTCATAGAAGTTAGGAATGTGAGCCGAAACTTGGTCTATGACCTGACGAATGCTGTTATTACCAACGACGGGAATGTCATCGACCTTGACGAGACTATTCTGGCAAACCAACTGATCGGGTTGGGTATCAACGACATCATTAGGGTCAGCTATGTTTATCGTAGGTCTGACAATATCAAGCTAAACTTTCAGCCCGTTGAGCGGATCATCTCCGTCTCCGGCTCCAAGTCTGGAGACTTAACCGAAGATAACTTCCAGCTCTATCGAAAAGACGACCCCCTTCTTTTGGGGCGCTCCACTTCTGCTACTGACGAAGTTCAGTTCACCTTCGCAAATGGAGTTCCGAATGCAGAAATGGAAGTAGTGACAAACGAGAACATCGTCCTTATTGGGACTCAGGCTCAGGCGCTTTCAAATGTCGGGGTGGACTTATCGACGCTGTATGTAACGGACACAGACGCTAACCCTTATGTAGTGAATGTGGACTACGAGATCATACCCGGTGATGCCAAGACCCAAACCTCCATCGCAAGGACCGAAGACTCCTCGATTCCTTCAGGCTCCGTTGTCTATGTTTCTTACGAGTCCGGCGAGTTGATGACCGTCAACTATGAAATCAACGATATTTTGACAACTGTTCAGGACAAGATCGACGAAATGAAGCATCTTACCGCAGATGTTGTCGTCAAGTCCGCGCAACCCACTTTAATTGACCTAGATTTCACCGTTTCTCTTGATTCCGGTGCTGACCCAGTAACAGTTGACCGGAACATCCGAACAGCTCTAACCAACTTCCTGTCCAGTGCGAAGTTAGGTCAGAGCATCTATCAGTCCGACATTATTTCGGTCGTAGAGAGTGTTATCGGTGTTAGGTTTGTCGTTGTACCTCTTTCCAAGATGGTTAAGAGTTCTGGAGTTCAGGTAATTCGTGAAGTTCTCGCCAATCCGCAGTTTTTTCTTTACCAGACTGGATCTGTCAGTGCTTACAGAAGCATCGAGAAACTCAACTCGAACACGACTGATCGAGGCGGACCTGATTATGAGTTCAAGGGGGTCTTTGAAAACGATTTCCTTTTAGAGATGCAAGTTAGCGACACCACGGTTTCCGGCGGATCAGGAAGAGCCTATATTTCCGAAAATGGAACTCTGATCGTATCTCCAAGAAAAGGCGGAGACCCCAACGGATCAAAATGGTCTGTGACCTATGTGGTTGGCACTGAAACAGGAGCCAAGGACATTATCATTTCTCAGATCGAGTATGTCCAGATCAAGTCGCTGTCCATCACTTACGCAAACACTGGGCAGGTGTTTAGCTCATGAGCTTCGGTATAAACAAAGGTGTAGAAGATACCAAAGCAACGAGATTGCTTATTATCGAGAAAGCAAATCTCATGCTTAACTCTTTGTTAGCTTCGGTTGGTTCGGTCTATGTTAGGTCCAATTCTTTCCCGTTGTTCGCCACTCAGCTAAAGGCAATCGCTTTTGAAGCCGCTCGGGTTATCGTCACGGCAGAGAACATTTACAATGATCTTATCTTCAAAAACACCCGACCTGAATTTATCTTCCAGAATATCCAGTCGTTCCTCTTCCTCAACTCAAACTATACGCACTCGGAAGAGGATGATGTTGCTCTGAGATCCTTCTTGCTCGCTCTCATTCAGTCCTATTTTCAAGGCGCTACGAAACTATCAATCCAGAATGCCTTGCAACTTGCGATCGAGAACAAAGCATCCGTTGAACTTGAAGAAATCTACCTTCAAGGTCGAGGGAACACGCTGATTGATTCCGTTCCCCTCATGCACCGCTTCTTGGTTTCTATTTTCGTAGCAAGCAACACGATTGATGTCGTAAAACTTCAGAACTCGATCACTTTTCTTGCCAGTCTAATCAAACCCGCGCACACTGCAATCACCACGCGATTTGTTTACATCGACCCTATTGATGAGCTAGGGTTCTCAAATGCTTGCGTTCTTGTAGTAGATCCATTAACAGGTAAGACGGTAGTTGGACCAGATGGATTTGAGTTGACCCAAAAACTTCGACCAAACGCCATTTGTGATGTCTTTAACATGGCTATTTTTGACTATGGCTATGGCGACATCAGGAAGAATTGCCTAGCCACAAAAGAGCTAGAGGTTTCTCAAGAAGCGATCTTGGTAGTGACTCCAACAAAACTTAAAACCCGTTACGGTCCCCTTTCTAACGGAGCTAACGGAATTCTGAGTGATGTATCTCAGGTTAAGGTCTATGTAGACGGTGACGAGGTTGAGGTAGAATCGGTCGATGCGCTCAAGGGGATCATCAACCTAGTAGATCCAATTCCATACGGTTCCGTGGTTAGAGCTGACTATACTTTCCTAAGACGGCACTTTGAGTATTTCACAATCAACAACACGGATACCGTTCTTAATCAGTTTGACCCCTATACGGAGACCATTCATACCTTTAGGTACTCCTCTGTTTTGTGGGCACCTGAGTTCGACATACCCAACCGAGAGGCAAAAACTTGTGACTACAAGTATTCGGGGTTCGATGCTTTGAACTCATCCTTGTTGAACGATCCTAACACTCTCGTTTTCAATAAGTCTTCTGTTCGGGACAAGCTAAACGATTACAACATCTTCAAAAGCTACGGATATGATGACGGCGAGCACATCGTTTCGTTGAATTACGGAGAGTATCTTTTCCCTACGAGGATGGAAAAAACTCTCATACCCCAAGACGACACGGTAGCTCTGTTCAAGCTGAACGATCCTCTTAGCCTAATGAACACACTTACACACAACCTATTGGGCGGAAGAACAAGCCATCAGGCTTTTGGAGACACCGCCAAAAAGGTGTACGCAGATTTCACGATCGAATCCACTTGCACGAACGGTGTAGAGGATAACCTGAAACCCATTTGCGAAGATGGTCTCGACCTATTTTTCGACTTTGCTTCAAGCTCAGACACCTACAAAGGCATTGAGAAGTCCGTGGACGAGGTACTTGTTCTGAACAACTCAGGGTATGTGTTGAACCGATTTGAGTTGTTCTTCCCGCCGGAACTAGCTGTGAATAGCAGTTTTTCAAAGATCGAATTGAATCAGAGGCTATCCGATGACTACGCTCTGATTGATGAGGTGATCTCAGGTTTCCATCAAGAGGTGGAATGGTTCGAGTTGGACTACAAAAACAAAGACCTGAACCAGATGGTGACAAATTCGGTAGATCACGGAATTGGGACCACGGGTACGCTGTTGCCTCCGAATCCTAGCTTTCCTTTTGAAGACCTTCTTATTTGGAATGTGGGTATGTATGGCGAAGAGAACTTCCTCCTACCTAAGTTTGTTCTGAATGATTTCAGGTCACATCTGAATGATGTGGGTAGCCTGTACTCGTACATCCGACGCAAACCCGGCAACAACGACCAGTACATTTCAGACTTCTTGCGCGAGTTTAGAACCACCCAGACATTCGAGACCTACTACAACGAGGAATTCGACATCACTGGGGGTGGCGCGACCGAGCAGGAATTCATCCAAATCAATGATTTTATTAGTGAATTTCCGATAACTGGGTACGACCAAATCCTAGAGTTCAACATGGCGATGTACCAGAACGAACTCATCCCGCAGGTCACGGAAGATAACCCTTCTGGTTTCAGCTTCCGTTTCCAAGACGGGTTCCCAAGAGGTCATGTGGTGCTGTTCCCGTACTTCATGGCGAACTTTGCTCCTATCTTTGACATCTTGCAAAGTCAGCAAATCACCCTCTCGGGCGGTGCCTTCGAGGAAGCCTTCGCTCCGATTGAGGATCTCTACATGAACTGTTTTCATCCGAGCTACTCTGAACAGATGCCTAGAATGTTAGAGGAACTCACAAGTTTGAATATGGAAGACGGGGCATTCATGGTGAAAGCGCCCGTGGCAAATATCATCCCTTCCGAGGAGATGCTCTCCAAGTTTGACGGTTCAAATAAGTCAGACTGGGGCATTTCGGGAGGGGTATAATGAACTATTATGATTTCGATTTAGGGAGAACAAAATGAAGAAGCCGACGAGCCAAGAATTCTTTAACCAACCCGCCGAAACAGCCTCTTCGGGCTTCGGTCTTGTTGAACACGAGCGCCCGCAGTTTGGACTGGAAGGTCATCTTTTTGCGGAGATGAGACACCAAGACGGTCGTATTGAACACCGAGACTTGGGTAAAAACATCATCGTGAACTCCGCGTCTATTCTCCTTGCCCGCTTGGTCAAGGACAGCTCGGACCCTGCTTATGGGGCTTTCGGTCTTGCGGTCGGTCTTGGTGGAGCTTGGGACCCTCTCAACCCTCCCCCTGCCACTGCAAGCCAGACTCAACTTGAGAACGAGCTTACTCGCAAAACATTCCAGTCGGTGAACTTCATCAACGCAGGTATGGTTGTTTCCTACCCAACGAATGTTATCGACCTTACAACTTTCTTTAACGAGTCCGAAGCAGTCGGCGCTCTTATGGAAATGGGTCTTGTTGGCGGTGATGCTACCCTTGCTCCAAACACGGGAACGCTCATCAACTACCGGACTTTCGCAGTAATCAACAAACCTAATACTGCGACACTCACCATCACCTGGCGATTGACATTCTAAGGTTTTTACAAGGAGGTCTGTTATGGAACAGATTGTTGCATTTGCAAATGAAGTCCTTACCGCCGTTAGCGGCTGGAAAGGTATGCCCGTCGAATTCGTTATGGCGGGTGTTGTTACCCTTTTGGTTTCAAGCCTAAAGGTCGATCTCATCCGTGCTTTTTTCTGGGATAAACTAGGAGTCGCCAAGGTTTTTGTTGCTCCTAGCCTGTCTCTGGTTGGTGCGCTGTTGGTCGTGGAGCCTTTCACTTGGGCAACCGCTTGGGTGGCGCTTTCAACAGGTGCCGGAGCTATCGCGATCTATGAGATTTTAAGTGCTGTGAAGCCTTTTGTCTCTCCGCTTCTTTCAAAGGTCCTTGATCTAGTCATGGGTCTTTTCAAAAAGCAGTAACTTGAAGAGGAGGGGCACACGCCCCTCCTCTCCTTTTTAGAGGATATACATGAATTTCTTAAAAGAGCTGTTGTTTCTCCAAAGCTGGTACAATCGTCTTGCCGCGCCCCCTGCGAAGAATTATCCGCCGGGCTGTGTCGCGACGGCTATTCGTACCTGTAAAGAGCTTGGTCGTGACGATCTAGCTGAACAGGTTGAGAAGGTCTGGGGCGAATGTTTCCAGAAGCACTCGACCGAAATTTTCAAATACCGTGATCGTGGCGACGGTTATATGTTCGCTACAGCTACCAACATTGCGGCTCGTTCTTTGAACAAGAATCTATTTGGTGGTCCTACTCCTTCCGCTGAAAAGGGTTCGTTCGCAAAAAACTTTGGGTGGTGGTTGGACAAGCAACTAGGCGATAAGAAAGCCCCTGCTCTGCCTCCGATGCCAGACCCGTTGGATTCTGCTCCTGCTATTGCATTGCCGAAAGCCAACGAAGATATTGACGACTGGGCGGCACAAGCTAAGAAAACTCAAGAGAGCTTGCAAGCCCTTCAAGCCGCATTTGCAGACACAGAAGACTTTATTCAGGTTCTTGAAAAAGAGATCGGTGAGATTGGGCGTAAGATCGCCGACTACGGACCCGGAGGCTCTAAAGAAGTCACCAAGTCTGGGAAGCCTCACAAGTTGTCCTTGCGCGTTCCTAAGTGGCAAATAGAACTTGAAATTTACAAAGCTAAACTCGCTGAAACTAAGAGCGGAGTTTCCTCGGCTAAAACTAAGATGGAATCCGCTGAAGCGGCATATCGTAAGAGTCCAGCCGTTACCGTAGCTTACGAGAAGGAAGCTCAACAATCTCTTGAAGGTGTTCTTGAAGTCATCATGGACATGAAAGACCTCAAAAAGCAGAAAGAGATGCTCGCTAAGTTCAATGAAATGGTTAAGAACATGGAGAAGGAAGACAAGAAAGTCGCAAGTATGGAGCGTTCTGCGTCGTTCTGGGACACCATCTTCAACGCGTTTGATTCCGTTGTTTCGTTCTTCTCTTCTGCGTGGAAGGGTCTGGTCAAGTGGACCAAATCTCTGTTCGGCGCAGTGGACAAATTTGATAAAGTTGCAACCGAACTAGGACGCTACTAGGACCAAGGTCGAGTTGCGGGGCGAGCCTTCTACGCCGAGGCTCGCCCCACCTTAAAAGAGAGGCTACGGCATAATGAAGGATGTATTGGCGGAAATTCAGGTTTTGGAACGAAAGATCGCGGAAGCCTACAAGAAGAAATATGACACGCTCGCAAAGCGTATCAAAGCGATCAAGAAGCCAAATTTCATTTGGAATTTCAAGAAACCGCTTCCCAACGGAAGGACTTTCATCATTTCAAAAGGGGTCGTAAAAGAAAAAGGGAAGTACCGATTAGAGGGGGAGTGGTGGAATACTCCGTGGTTTGATTCACTAGAAAAACTTGTCAAAACTATTGATTGGGTCGATTTTGAGAGGCGAAGTAAGTACGAAGAATTCGTGAAGGGGAATAGTCCGTTCTAATACTTTTGGATAACCTTTCCGCCGAAAACCTAGTTGAGAGAATCTCCTATAATGGGGGATGCAAAAACTCATTCAGTGGTATCAGCGTCAGGTCAAGATCGACGCAACTCTCTCCAAAGAACAACAGACAAAACAAATATACACACAGCTAAAAGCTCTCCGTGATGCGAAATGTAGGGGCGCAAAAAGCCTAAATGACATACTGCGTTACGAATATGCCTACATTTGTGCGGCACTCAATCTGCGTAACCAAGTGTGGGAATACAACTTCATGGATTTCAGTCGGAGGTTGGGTGAATTTTGGGAGAGTTTCTGCAAAGCCGCCTTCCGAAACGCCAACCTCAGAATGTATTCTCCGCCGAAATTTGATTCAGTCCGTCAAGAGCTTAAACTGCCCAAGAAGCTAATGCCTCTGATTGGCGAAGTGAATCTCAGGCAGGATGTGTCTTTTTACTTCAACCGTAAGCTCCATGTGATTGATCTCAAAGGCAGTTTGAACTCGAACGAGAAGGGTCATATCGAGAGGTTACTTCGAGTAGGTGTCGTCTATGAACTGTGGAAACCAAGGTCTAAACGGCTGGTCCTCGTCCGCGAGCCTGATGAGAACAATTCTTATTTAGATAAGCTGACCGCTTGTTGGGAAGTGTATGCGGGCGACCAAGCCTACGACAAGATCCGAGACATCACGGGAGTTGACTTGAAGGCGTGGGTTGACCGGAATGTGGACTTCAAAAAACACCTCGACCGCCGAATTTTGTCCGTTGTCCGTGACCAAAATCTTGAAAAATATCTATCATGGTAAATAATCAAATGAATCACAACGGTCCAATGACCAAGGAGGTAACTATGGCTAAGAAAGCCGTTTCTAAAGCAAAGACCAAGAGCGCGAAGAGCGCAAAACCATCAACCAAGAGCGCGAAGCCCAAGACTATGGCGGCAAGGCGTGCAGTAGCGACGACCGATAAGACGGGTGATGTTTTCCGTTCTATCGTCGGTACTGTTCTTTCCAGCCCACAAAAGGTTTTCACTTCGGCTGATGTCGTTCGCAAGTCTAAGTCTTCGGCTCGTCACAGCCGTCGCACTCTGGCTTTCCTAGTCAAGAACAACGCCCTGAGCGTCAATCGCACAGAGCGCCCATACCGTTACCAGATTTCCTCTAGGGATCAGCTCAAGCGGTTTGCCTGAAAGTTTAGGACGGGGGTGCAAATTTATTGTGCCCCCGTCCTAACCGTCTAATTTTTATTAAAATAGACAGCATAGGAGAGACCAATGGCAGAACAGAAATTTCAGAGGATTCTATTAAGGCGGGGGGCTCTAGCCGACCTTCCTTCTTTGTCGGAAGGGGAACCGGGCTTTGCCACTGATTCGGAAGAACTATTCGTAGGTACAGCTAATGGTAACCGCCGCGTTCTGGCTCCGGTGTACAACCTCATGTACACTCCATTTGACTACACAGACAAGTCTGCGAGCTTGAAGTATTGGGAGCGCGTCTCCGGCACAGGTACGATGTCTTACGAAAGCTCGGATTCTGTCATCGGTGCGGGTTGTTGGTCTGTCACAGGAACCGGAGTATGGGCTGTGAACTTCAGCATCCCTTGTAACCCTACCCTCGGTATGGGTGGTCTGGCGTATGTAAAACAGGCTTCAGGTGCCGCTACCATTTCTATTGGATTCAGGGCTTACGATAGCTCTGGGTCTGAGATTGCTTTCAATGCCTCAGCACAGAACTTTTTAGCCAACGCCGTCTCCGCTTCAGCAAGTTGGACGCAGTATCGTTCTCACGAGCTTGGAGAGGGTGCAGGTGCATCTCAGCTTCCTTCAGGTACACGATTTGTCCGCGCTCGTTTTGAAGTTTCTGCAAACACAGGAACCACAAGGCTCGACCATCTCCTGCTCATGCCTTTAGGTTTTTCAGCATACTCGTTGTACGGTTGAGGTTGAATAATGTCAGTCGGTGTATTTTGGAAAAAACTAGCTGAGACCTACTTTGTTCAGGATGGATCTAACATCGTTAGAACCCCTAACCTTTTTAGCAATGGTAACGACTGGTTTTTGATTGATCCGACCGTTCTTCAGAGCAATTCAGGCGGACCTACGATAACTTCATCTACCTCTGTTTTGAATCTTTTGAGGAAGACGGACGCTACCCTTACTGCACCTACCGCAAACTGTGCGGAGGGTGCGTGGTCGGCTAATGGTTGGGATACAGGACCGCAGTTAATCATTCAACTTTCGGACTGGGTGAGCGAAAACTTTGATAATCCCGCGTTGAATATCAACTACAACGCCATGAACCTTCTCTACACCGAAGTAATCATCTCAGGCACTAAGCACATCCTAGCCTGTTGTTATTTCGGAAATACGGGTTCTATTGCGATTGCTGATGGCGGGTCGTTTACCTATCAAGACTACTCCTATGAGCTTGTCGGGTACACATTCACTAGCACCATTGACAACCCTCAGCCTGTCGATGGCGGTCTTTTCGTTTACACCTAAGCCTCTATAATGGGGTATGCAGGTACTTTTCAAAAATGTGAGCGTGGAGTTGGTTTCAACCTTTCACGCAAAGAGCTTTTTCCTTTACGACATCATCCTTCTTACTGACAAGCACGACCCTTTGTTCACGGTCAATGACAAGCCCTATGTGAACAAAGAGAGTAATCTCTCCGCCTTCTTGTCAAAGGTCTACAAAGGTGATTGGGAGCCTCTTTTCCTCGACCTATTTAACTACAAACCAAATGCAGACGGTCGTCTGCTCACTCTCTTTCTGTCTGATGAGGACTATGTAACCTTTGTAGGAAAGTTCATCTGCTCTGTGTTTCCAGAGTTGTCTGTGGCGCATAAAGCAAGGCTGATTCAAGCCGTGTGCGACGACACGCGGTATGTGAAAAGTGGTGTGTTTATGGAAAGGGCGGGGGCTTATTTGAATTTCAACCCTAGCCAAGAGCAGGTCATGGAGGCGGCAAAACAGGAAGCGTGTAAGCTACCCGACGGGTTTGCAGATCACCTCAGATTTGATTGGGTGGTAGGGCATCATTGGGGGGATCAGGCTCGATTCTTTCCCAAAGTGATTAAGAATATCCGGTCTATTAGTTTCCAAGAATTCCGCTCGATCGTGTTTAACGATCTGCCCGGAGCTCGCGGTCTTTTCGCGTTCAGCACGGAAAGACCTCTCCGCGATGTCATGTCAGATGCAGTATTAGCCCCGAGCTTTGATTCTAGCTTTGAATCGAAGTCTTACTATTCAGACCCCGAAGGCTCTGATGTGAAGAGCTTTATTGAAAAATACGGGGTGAGTTGGATCAGAGAACTCAGCAAAGATATGGCTGTAGGCGCGGACTATCTGCAAAAGTTTCCCGTAGAGCTGATGGTGGACGAGAATGAGATGGTAGCTATCGCTTCATCTCCAGAAAAGATGGAGGAATGGTTCCGCCGACTTGTTCTAAACTCAAGTTTTAGGCAGTCCCTCAATTTCCCTCTCCTTGCGGAGTGGGTGAAGCTCAGGAGAGAAGGTGTTTCTGTCAAAACAGCTTGATGTTCCCTACGCTACGGCTGTGGTAGTCCAACTGAAATCCCTCTTTCATCCAACGAAGGATCGCCTCTAAATCTTCCCTTTCGCTCATCGGAGGGGTCGGGACAGAGATCAAGTGGGATTGGGACTTCAGTATCGTTTCGTCGATGTGAGTTGAGTAGCTTTTGTTCACCTCTACCAAAACGGAAAAAACAAACCTTGCGCTTCTTCGATCAGGGAAGAAAAGATTCGAGCTTTTACTGTATGTCTGGAATGTCAGGGTGGGCAAGATCCGTAAAATATGGGGTATGTCGTACAGCTTCCCAATCGCGAGCTTCTTGTTCGTCAAGTTGTCAAAAAAGATAGTGGTGCTGTTGCAAGAAAATCGGCAATTTCTTCCGACAAAAGAATAGCTATCCGTTGTTAGATCCGAAGAGGTCTTCATGGACCTTGATGACAGATTGTTCCCCGAGATCGAGAACTCGGTGTTGGGGTAGATAGCCAAAAGGTCGCAGGGGTCTGCAACCACCTGCTTTCCATCTACTGTCGCTATTCCGCCTTCTGGGGCTAAGATAAAAACAAAATCCTCGGAGACCATGACTTCTTGAGTGAGTTCAAATGTCTTTAGAGAACTCTGATCGAAGTCCCGAAATGCGGGTTCGTCTAGGTCAACATTTGGAATGCCCAAATGCACAAGGTCATACTTATGTTCTTTGATGAAAGGTCCGTCAATAAAACAGATCATTCATATATTGTAGGAGGGCGTGTAAAGCTCCACAATTCTTTGCTCAAGCTCTGTAGTCTTCTCCTCGACATCAGGAGGATCAATCCACACTGTCAAAAAATGATTGTACTCAGAACCAAAAGCATTCTTCGTGGACTCAGATTGATCGGTCTTAGAGGAAAAAAACTGTTCTGTTTCAGTGAGGCGGTACTCCGGCACAATTTCCTTGAACCGATCAAGCTCGCTTTTTAGTTTGAAGGCGAGAGTGATCTCTCGGTTGTCGCGATCCTCTGGGTGCCCCTCGCACGATGACACCGTGCGTAAACCTTTGGATAAACACGCCATAACGAGACGAACTACGCCATCTTCAATGTTCGACAAAAAATTAGGATCTTTCGGCGGTACGAATCTGCCCAAGTTGTCAGTGTTCGGAACCACGATACGCCCCGATTTTTGTCTTTCATTTCTCATGGTTCGATACTACCTTTGAGTCTATGTCAGATCAAGATTTTCGGCGGATTTCTGCCATGCCGTTAGAAAAGGTTTTCAAAAACCAATCGTCTGCTCAGGACTGGATAGCTGAAAAGCTGTCCCTTGAACCTCACATGGTTCATGTAAATCGAGTAGAGGTTTTCGACGGAAAAGTGTCCACCTCGGGGAAAATCTTACTGGCGGGTGTGAAGCCCGTGAAGTTTGAGTTTGAGATGGAGCTTTAAGCCCAACACTCAAATGCTCTGAGTTCTCCTTTAACTTTCATCCGGCTCACAGATACGACGAACAAGGCATTCCAAGACTTGAGGAGATAGAAGGGTTGACCTGAGATGAGGTCATGCCCCTCATAGGCTTCTGTGGGCTCGTTATAGACGCTAGACAGGGCTCTCTTGGCAGTCTCCGCTTCACCACAAGGCTTCAGGCGTTCCAAGACTCCCCGATGCGCGTTCGGGTCTATTTCGTAGACAAACCATCGTATCTTTTCCATATTCAGTCCCAGTATTTGCAGATGCAGAAAGCATCTGGGTTATTGCAGACAGTGCAAGTTTTTACTTCTGCCCACTCCTTACAAGTCTCCATCGCGCCCGTGCTTTTGCGGTGCATCGTGCAATAGAACAGGTTGAAAGAAAGCTCCGCATGGCAACATCCTGAACAGGGCTTTTCTTTGTCGTCTTTATCCACGAATACTAGAATTATTTATGGATTTGCGCTCCTTGTTTCAGAAAGGGTATTCGGTAACAAAGATCGAAAAGTCGCTCGCTGACAAGGTTTTGGAGGCGATGCCACGGCAGACTTTCAAGTACCCCGACAAGATTACCCAGAAAGAGCACCCTATGTATCATTCCGACACGGGTCTCTTTTATTGCGAATGCGTCACCCCTTTCACCTCAGATCAACCGCCCTTGATGGGTAGGGGATTTCATGAGGGGGATCTCGATTTTTTCACGGAGTTCTGGGGGCTGATTTCCTATTCGGAAACCTATAAGTGGTATCGGGAATCGTTTGGACCTGTAACGAGGTTCTCAAAGCAGATGCACGATTTCAAAAAGGGGGAGTCTCTTGGGTTTCATTTTGACTACAAGGACGCAACGCCCTTCATCAACATACTGTATGTCGGGGACGATGACTTCACCGAAGGGGACGGAGGCTATTTAGAAGTTGGTAAGTGTCGGGTTACGGATGGTTTTGAAATCATCAGGGACTCGATTGAAGTCACGGGTCGGATTTTCCCGAATCACGGAACCCTTGTGACCCTGAACAATATGACTCCGTACTTCGTTCACTCCGTGGCTCGGCTGATGTCCTCAAAAAAGAGATACAGCTTCATCTGCCAGTTCGGTCACAAGGAAAACGAACTCTATTCCTTGATCTCTAAGGGTTGGAACATCCGCTAATACTGCCCTACTGTATGAAAAAGATTTATCGTAGGCTAGTTCTTAGTCTCATGCAGTCTAGGCTGTATTCTTGGGCGTTACTCCATGTGATCCCTTACATTCGATTTACGACTTACTATACCTCACTGCGTGGGTGGAAATACCAAAGGGGCTATCGACTTCTTCAAGCAGGAGACATCCTTCTAACGATTGATCGGAAAAAGCTGACGACGGTTCTGATACCGGGCGAGTTCAGTCACGCCGCCTTGTGTGTAGACAAAGGGTCTGAATTTGAGATCGCTGAGATGACCCACTCCCACTTCACCCGAAGCACTTTTTTTGACATCTGCAAGGAGTCAGACCGAGTTGTGATTCTCAGGTGTAAGACTTTCGATTACCCCTACATCCAAAAAGTAGTCGAGAAATGCCTGAGCTTTTCTGAAGCGAGTTACGACATCGGATTCGAGTTGGGTATCCAATCTCTCTATTGCTCGGAACTCGTGTACCAATCGGATTTTGAACGAAGGATTGGAGCTGACCTTACTGACTTGGCAGGGTTAGGGAGACCCTACATTTCCCCGACAGGGCTTCGGCAAGCTGATAATGTCGAAGTGGTCTGGGACAGTGACTTGGAAGTTAAGGCTCAATGACATTTCGGATGTCTTTGAGTCTCGCTTTGGTGAGGGTGTGCTCGACATAACCCAAGTGAAAAAGGAGGGTATTCCTTTCCTTCTCCGCCTTCACGGGGTCAACCCTGTGTTGGTTCGTGGGGTCTAGGTTGTTGATGACTACGAGGGTTCCGTGATTCGGAAGTATCCGATCGAATAGGGCGACTGAATCCCCGATAGCCCGACCCACTCCAAGCCAACCCCCATCTTCGTATGTAAACTCATCGGGCGTTAGATACAGACAACAGGTGATGGCGGTAGCGTCCAAGGAGTCGGTATGCCAAACCATACCGTCCCCGTTTCGGAATCGGTTAATCATAGGGCAACCCTGAGAAAACTCACCTAGAGCCTCTCTGATCGGCTTGAAGAAGGAGTGTACCTTGGCTTGGTTGTAGAAGTCGGTAAGCTCCTGCGGGGCATCCTTGTTCTCTGAGGGGATAATTTTACTGCTTTCCCATTTGGATATGAGGGGTGCGCGGAAGTTTTCACTCGCGTAAACCCCATCCCCTTCCACAAAAGGTTGCCTCTGGATCACCCCTAACAGGTAGTCGCTCATGGATTTTTCAACCTTAGCGACGCAGTAACCTTTTTTGAAAAATGATCTAAGGTTCAGATTTCCTTCAATCATTCACCTATACTCCCGTATAAACATGATAGGCAGAAAGGCACGCACGCTATCAAATACTTTGATCGCCTTCGATGCGGATTCCACCCAGTTCGAGAAGCTGAGTGATCGCGTCATTGCGTACCTTCGTGAAAACCAGATTATGGCTTTGCCCACGGACCGCCCGTTCCATGTATCCGTATCGTATATCTCGAATGCCCAAGAAGAGGACGATTTGATTGGACTCATGGAAGAGGCTGAGGGTGCGGGGAGGTTCCACAGTAAGACGCTTGTTCCGTTAAAAGGGAAAAATGGTAGTACCTACATAGCGTTGCAGGTGGAAGCCTCCCCAAAGTTTTTCAATTTCAAGAGGAAGGTGGACGACCACACCAAGTCTCGGGGCTTTGCTCGTGGGTTCAAGACCCACATAAGTCTTGCGAAATTTCCATCTTGGCAAATGCGACAGGGGTTGATGGAGGAGCTAAACAAAAAGTTTAATCCAGTATTTTCCATCAACTCTGACAGGGTACTTTTGTACGACCAGTCCCATAAGATTTACAGGTCAATGGAGGCTAACTTGGAACTTGCAGATCATCTCAAAGCTCACAACCGAATGAGCTACCGTTCGATGGAAACCATGATGCGGAAGATTTTGGACCGCAACACGAAAGGGTTCTTCAAAGACAATCACTGGGCTCCCGTCCACAAGATTCAAAACGAGCTTTCGGCTGAAATGATCGACATGGACCTGATGCGTTCCAAATACTTCCACAACAAAGACTCCACCTCATCGGAACCTGACGGTAAAGAATGGGTTTTTGAGGTGTACTACGGGGATGAAGGTGGTTGGACCCTGCGCGTAGTCGCGAGTTTCGGTCCAAGCCCGACCAGCGACCCTATGTCGGTTTACGATTTGGTCTACACTCTGACATGGAGCAAAAAAATCAAAAAGGAAGCCTCTCTTTCTTCCAAGCTCCGTAAGATCGCGTCTTCCTTAAAAATGGGCTGACCGTTTCCGCCGAATCTTCAAAAATTCCGCCGAATTCACCGAAAGGCGTTGACGCGACCATTTTGTTGTGTAAATTACTCTTTGATGTCTGATAAGAACGACCAGAAAGAGAAGGACAAAAAGGACGGCATTGTGCTTAAAGCCATGCTCTCCCCTTCTGACATCGACGAGATGTTAGACCGATACGCTTTACCTGAAGGCAAGCGGACCAACTCTTTCGCTCGACAAGCCCAACTAGACATTCGTAGGCTTCTGTCTGAGATCGAGTTCATGAAGAGGCTACTGGACAACGGCTCCTTTTGCGGACCCGGCGTCCACGACCTCCGCATCATGACGACGAACTACTACAAGAAGATTCCGGGCACGGACGAGGACGATCGAACCTGCGCTTACGCCAGTCTATTCTGCACTAAGTGCGCGTGGACTAAGGAGATTGTGGCGGCGGACTACCGAGGTACTTACTTCACCAAGAAGGATGAGTAAAGATTCAATATCCTTCGCCTTGTATGGGAAAGGTAGCCGATCGGCTCCGACAGATAGCCAAAATAGCCGTAGCCAAGTATGTCACTCGTTCGGGGGACTTACTGGTAGCCTACCCTAATAGAAGCGGTGCGACCGTTCTAGTCAAGAAATCAGGGACCAAATATGAGATCGTCTCCCTGAAGCAAAATAGGATTTGGGGGAGCTACGCAATCTCTTACGCTCAGGCAAAGGGCGTTGCGGGTATTGTACCCAACATCAGGCTTCGCGATGTCACCAACGAAGCCGCTTTTCTTGAGGTTCTGGAAAACCCCAGTCGTGTTCTTAAAGGCGACTTGATGCAGGACATAGCACAGCTATCAAAAATACTTGGCAAGCTCAAGTATTACGAGGTGGTCGATGAGGCGAAAGCCCTCAAGCTCCTCACGCTCAAGGAAAGCATTCCCGTCGCCTATCTCAAGAGATACCTTCCAGAGCTTCCTACGGATCAGGAGGGGTCGCATCAGAAGATTGGACCGTTTGATGTCTCCTTTGACCACGAAAATGAGGGCGAGAGGCAAGCGATCGAAAACTTGATTGAACGCGCTGTCCAGACGCTAGGGTCGGCGGGCTTCGGGGATTACCTGTACGGCAAGATATTTGTTGTAAGCAAACTCAAGGGGCGCACCGTAGCTGATTACCACCCCTCAGACGATTCTATCCGACTCAGCCACAAGGCTAAGGGCAAAGAGGATTTGAGAACCTTCATTCACGAAATTGGGCACCGCATACTTAACAAGGGTGGCGCGGATTATCCCAAGATCAAAGCTAAGTTCCGTGAAGCAGTGCAGGGTTTTTCTCTTGAGGTCAAACCGGGTACGATCCTGAAAGACAAGAAAGACGGAAAGACCTACAAATATGTGGGGCAATCTTTTCAAGCTCGTTCTACTCCATACAAGATTAAGCAGGTTTTGACTGAGAACGGCGAGACCATCGAACGAGGTGACTATAGGGTCAGCGCATTCTATTTCACGAACTTCGAGGGAGACTTTAAGATCAACGGCGAGTGGTTTCCCACTGCCTATTCCAAAACGAACCAAGAGGAATGGTTCTGTGAGATTCTGTCTTTCGCACTCACGAGGGGAGATAAGATTTTCCTAGATTTTATCAAGGAAGTCAGGAAGTGACTTGATTTTGTGTCTTGCTCGTCGAATACTAAATTGGTGATGTTCAGAATCGGCGGAAAACAAGAACAACTTGTAATGACCAGAACAGGGGTCACTGCCGAATCCCTACTACGAGTTCTTCAGCTTTTCAGGGACCACTCTCCTGACAATCAGATCCGAAGTGGCGCTAGGTTCATGATTTTATTGATTTCTCAGACACTTCGATCATCTATACGGAATGTAGGCTTGACGAAGGTCACGGTGAGTTTCAAATGGCTCCGCGAGCTTTCAACTAGAGTAAGTAGCATGGCTGTTCACAAGAATCTGCCAGCCGCTTGGTTTGTGGTTGCCTTGGTAAATGAGATAGTGCCGCAAGAAAAGGACGAGGAGCTTACTCAATGAAGTACAAAATCGTGATTGAATTTGAAGCCGACAATGTTTCCGCTACCGAGATTAAGAACTTAATCGAGACTACGGTGGATTGTTGCCCTCTTCTTATGGAAGGGGCTACTGTCGAGATGACGGAGACTACGGGTTGAGGGCAGACTTTACTAACTCGAATACAAATTCAGGAAACCCATTCTTCGAGAAGTCTCTTCGCTCGGTTTTTTCTTTAGACCACTGTAGATAGGCATTATTCTCAGGGGTCTCGTAGTTGTAGCAAGACAGGATCTTTTTCAAGACCTCCTCGTACTTCTGAGCTTTCAGCTCTAACTCTGTCACTTTAGAATCCTTTCAAGACTGGCTATCTCTTCTAGTATAGTAGCGTACTTCTCTTGAAACGATTCAGGGGCTCTATCGAACTTGTCGTCGTACTTCAGTTTCCGAGTGACGAAAGTTTTTGGCATCATGCCCATGTCGATTAACTTGGCTAAGTCGTCAAAGCTGACTGCTTTTCCTAGAGCGCCGAAAGTCCAGTTCACGAAAGTCGGGATAGACACTTTGCCAACATCAAGGATCATCTCGATCTGACTCTTCTTGGTGATCTTACCCTCTCGAACATAGTCCATGAGGGTCTCAAGGTACTTGTTCTCGTCGATCTTACTTGTTTTCATACTCATCCCACAAACTCTGACAGAACGCCCAAGTAGCATCATCCGAAGGGAACTTATCCTTCATCTTGTCGTGGCACTTGGTTCTCTTGTGCTTCGCGTCACCGACTAGGGTGTCCCAGAACTGCTTACGGGAGCCTTCGTTCCAACCCTCGGGCATGGAATCCCACTTAGTGGCTACTTTTGCTTCAAGAGCTTGGATCTGGGATTCGATGTCTTTTTTCTTCATGAGGCTCCTCTATATCTCTTTAATAATAGTCGTACTTTATCAGGAGAAGTCTCATGAGCATCAGTTACAGGGTCGCGAAAAGATTCGAGTTACGGCGGGAGAAGCTAATAGCGGATTTCTTGGCGGGTATCGGGACTACCTCCGAGAGTGAGGCAGCGTTTTTCCTATCAAACGAGTTTGGGATCAATCCTTTTGATGCTCGTGATTTGATTGAAGAGTACCGCGAGTTGGAAAGTGCGGGGCACCCCTCCGAAAAAGATGTTCTCCCCCTCATTTCAAAATACGCTACCGCTGAAAAAGTAGCCTGTGGGTGCGGATGTGGTTGCGATTGCTACAATAAATGTGACTGCGGGTGCGGGTGTCACTGATGAAAAAGATAGCGCGTATTCACAAAATTGCTTGGTCGATCGCCCTTCGTTTTGCAAAGGTGAAAGACAAGTTCGAGATCACCGAGAGCGACCTTGTTAAAAACCCAAACCCCAAAGGGGTCAAGGAATGGGTTACCCAAGAATACGCGGATCAATTCCTATCAAAAGCAAAGAGTCCTAAGAGTCATGGGGAAAAGCTCAAGCAGAACCCCCCTCAGCCATCGGACCCAGAGATGAGGTTTACACCTCCGGCGGGTAAAGAACGAGCTGAGTTTAACCGTGAGCAACTGAAGAAGAGAGACCCTAGCTCCAAGAACAAGCACAAGTTCCGTGGTCTAAGTCCTGAAGAAACAAAACGAGCCGAAGAGCTTTCAAAAAAGAAGGGTTCCGAGTGTACCTTTGACGACATTGCTGAGTTTATAGGATTTTTTGAAAAGTCCTACGAAGAGTCCAAGAATTGGGCAAAAACCTTCCTCAAGGGTGGTGCAAAAACTTACAGCGGTCGTTGGAAGGACGAGCAGTCTCTTTTAGAAAAAATGAACGGTAAGTTTGCACACCGAACTCTTGAGACTGTCGGAGATGTAGTTGCAAATAGGTGCGTGTGCTCTTCGAGAGCCGATCAAGCGAAACTGGTCGATTACATCTACGAAAATTGCGTCATCCTTGAGCACGACAACATTGTCGATAACCCTCGCGGGGACGGGTACAGCGCCCACCATTTTACTTTGGAAGCGCCTGACGGAAGGCTCATTGAGCTTCAAGTGAAAACTGAGAACCAACAGACCTTCTCGGGTTGGAGCCATGACGCGATTTACAAGAACAAAGAGGTCAGTGAAAACGGCAAGCCTAAGTACCCAGAGGTGGCGAAGTATGCCCTAGATTTGGGCAACTACATCAATGAAATTGACAGTGGTAAAGAACCATCTACCCCGCCCCCTCAACCCCCTGCTATACTGTTAAAGATCCTAAAGGGTCAAAATAAGAAACCGTTTGATCTCAAGGAAATTAAGAGGGTTGGGGCATGAAGAACTTTTTAGTGGTTAGAGACGAGCATAAGAATACTTTAGAAGTTTTGGAGTTTGATACCACTGCGGATGCTCGGAAAGAAAAGCTATCTCGCAGGAAGAGCGGGCACAAAGGCGAACTCGTTCTTGCATACGGTTCAGACTTGAAATCGTTTCTTGAAACTTTCACAGAGTATCGCCCCGAGAACTGGCGAGAGCTGATTAGAAAATCCCTTTAACGCCCGTCTTTCCACTTTTTGCTTTCTTTTGTGACGGAAGAGGGCGCTCAAATACATGGTAAAGCTGATCGGGGTATTCCCCGACTTTGGTGCTACCCAAGTAACGAAGCCCAGCGGAGTGAACGATTTCACCTGTTCTGAAAATGTGGAATATCCGCTCTCGGTATGGGGAGTGATCCGCGCACTCAAGGCAAATCAGATACAGTATGAAGTTCCCCTCATAGCAGACGCTCTGAATACCAATGACTTTAGTTAGGATTGGTAGAGCCACCTTGCATTCCGGTGGTTTCAACTCATAGACGCTGATGATCTGGTTGCCCTTGGTGAGCGTTTCTTTGACCATACCCAAGGAGCATATTACTCTGCTAACCTTTTTAGCCAGTTTTTGTAGGAGTTTGTTACCTTTTTCACATACGCACGAATATGCGAGTTGTTGGTGCAAGCCGAAACCTTCACCGCGAATCCCGCGTTGTGGCAACAAATGATCTGCTCGGGGTCGTCGAAACGCTCCGCGCATTTCTTCAGATGCAGAACCCCTAGCCGTGTGTTCACGGAGGGGTTCATGAGTTCTTCTACCGTTCCTTTGAATCCCATCGACCGAGCGGTCGGGTAAAATAGTTGAAACAACCCTACGCTATAGGTCTTGAATTTCGGCTCGTATCTTAAAGCCTTGTGGTTGAAATTGCTCTCTACCTCCGCTACTGCCAAAACCAGAGCGGGTTCTAAACCATGAGCCTGAGCCGTTTTTTTAATCTCATCGTGGGTTTTGCTCTCTTGTGCAAAGACAGCGGAACTCACGAGGAGTAGTAAGATGGGTGTAAATTTCATTCAGTTGAGGCGAGTGGAGATTCCAGCCGCCAAGTCGAATCCGCTGAGGATGTCTTGGTTGAACTGGATCTTGCTCGCTTGTTTAAGGCGATCGTTCTCTCGATTGAGGCGTTCCACCCTCTCGACAAGATCGCCCTGCATTGCGATGATCCTTTGCATATCGCGCAGTCTCTCAGAGAGATGAATGTTCTCTGCTCGCAGAGTCTCATTCGCCATCTCAAGCTCGTCAATGCGTTTCGTGTAATCGGGTCTCATATTCCTCCTGATTTTAGCTCCGACTATCTTAGTCAGAGAATGTTACCTATTGTGGTTTAATCTTGCAAATAAAAACGCCGAGGTTGCCCTCGGCGTTTAGTAAAAACTAACTGATAGATTTTAGCCAGTTACGCCGTGCGTAATGCTGACAACTCCCAAATCGGAGAAAGTCTTGAGGGCACCGATAGATGCGGAGAGGAGAACTTCTCCGGTTTCTTCGACGAGAAGGTCGTCGCCGGGATTGAGGTAGAAGTCCTGTCCAAGATATTCAAGAGTGCCTACATGGTCTAAACGACGACCAATGTCTCCAAGGTAGATAGCTCCGACGGTATCACCGACGGCAAAACCACCGCCAGCGGTGGAAACAGTTCCATTGTGTACAAGACGAGTTTTCATTCTGTTCTCCTGTTAGATGCGAGGTATTAGTCCTCTATTTGAAGATCCAACTTAGAGCTTTAGTCAAACTATTCTCGACTTCTGGCTCCAAGGTGTGCGGGGGTTCAAACGCTACCCCCACAACGAAAGTTAAGGTTACATTCTTCAGTTCGCTCATTTTCTTGGGTACTCCCCAGTAGTCCTCAAGCCATGCGGTCAGCTCAAAGTCCGTGAGCTTTCTGATTACTGAGTGAAGTTCCGAGTCGAGCTTCTTCTTGTTGGATTGACTGAAAAACAACTCCTCGAAGGCTTCGCTGAGGTTTTCATCATCCAGATGAGAGTCCGTATAGTACATCGCCTCGGCATCGAGTTCGGCGGAATGTTTGGTCATATCGCCTAGATTGACCTTGATTTCATACAGGATTTTACCCCGTTCCTGATCTTTCTTTTGGGTACTGGTTTGGAAAGAAGCCCAACGCAAGGCTACCCTATCCGCAGTTTTCATCCGAACGCGCCTCATCCTCTATTATTTTATTAGGTAAATAGGATGTTATTCAAAGAACTAGGGCTAACCGCCCAAACAGACGCTACGGGTTCGGATCTTTTCGGGTTTTCGGTCTCATTGAACGAGATCGGGGATCTTTTTGCAGTAGGGGCTCCGGCTCATCAATCCAATGTCGGCGCTGTCTACTTGTTTCGCCGAAACCACGACGGTTCGAGAACTCAAATACAGAAGATTACGCCCTCCGACTCTCCGGCAGGAGGAAAGTTTGGTTCCTCTGTAGCTATTTCAGCGGGGGTTCTGGCAGTCGGGTCTCCCAATGTCACTGGGGTCTCCGGCAGAACCGATCATGGGGCGGTTTATCTTTACTTCTGGGACGGCTCTTCTTTTTCCAGTGAACAGAAGATCATTCCAACGGGGGGTCAAACCCCGTCATCGGGCTCCTTGAACAATACCTACTTTGGACATTCCGTTAGTCTTTCAACCGATGGGAATTATTTGGCGGTGGGAAACAACGCCTCAAACGAGGAGGGTTGCCTAGTTTACGCCTATCAAAAAACAGGCGCTTCGTTCGCACTTGCGTCGGTCTTGTCTAATCCAAGGTCTGGCGCGTATGTTTCAAAGTTTGGTAAAGCGGTGTGTTTAGATGAGCGAGGAACCACTCTCGTATGTGGCGCTCCTATGCTCGCGTCCTCGGATAATCTTTCCGTAAAAATGGGCGGGGCTTTTACCTATGTCCGAAGAACAGCGTCATTCAACCTGATGGACAGTATTTACTTCCCATCGACTGGAATCGCTTTTTCGGAATTCGGAGCCTCCGTATCAGTGAGCCAGAGAGGTAGTATTTTTACTTTTGGAGTTCCGGCTTACAACAACCAACAAGGCGCTGTCGCCCTACTGTTGTCTTCAGCTCCTACATTTTCAATGAATCTCAGTCAGCCTGTTGTTTTTGAAAACCACGGATTTTTGATTGAGCCTACAGTGGGCACTGGGTCTAACCTCAGATTCGGTTCAGCGCACTCCTTGGATAAGCGAGGAGGTCGTCTTTTAGTTGGCATGGACGGTTCCGCAGACACCGTGGGAAAAACTTGGGTTTTTGAGATTTTTGCTGACCTTGGGTATAAAAATTTCAGCTCAGGTCAAGCATTTGAACAAGTTTTTGAATGGAACCCGCCATCTATCACTCAATCTGGTCAAAAATACGGGCAGTCTGTCGCTATGTCGAGCGATGGGTTGGTGACCTTGGCGGGAGCGCCTTATCACAATTCAAACGGATCGGTGTTGAGTTACAAGTCAAGGCTCAACTGTTCCTTGGTCGTTCAGGACATCGCTCACAATTTCTACTCAGAGCTTGAGGTAGACACAGGAATTGACTTGTCCTCTTACGACACCCCATTCAATGCCATACCTCCTGTCAGCAAGGTTGCCCAAAAGATGGTGAACACTGTCACCTATACGGGTCGCTTGGATCTGATTCTGGAGAAGACTGGATCTCCTTCGGGTAATTTGAGTTTTCAGTTTGTGTTTGGAGATGCGGTTGGACCTTATTCCGATCCTTCAGCGGTGATAGCCTCTTCCTCGAATCTTGCGATCAGTTCAGTGTCCTCGCTAGGAACTTATTCTCTGGATGTCCCGAACAAGCTCATCCAAGAAAACGATCAGGTGTGGATTGTTTTGGAGTTTGATTCGACCTATCTTTCTTCCGCCGATGCTTCAAACTATGCGACCCTTTACGGAATCAACGGGACCTTCCCTGAGTTTAGGTCTTACAATGGGTCTTGGTCTACAGTCCCTAGCTTCGGTCTTTGCTACAAGCCCGTATCCACATACGCAGTCGGTCGGAGTGAATACGGGTATTTGAGTGTTCCTCCATTTGACATCAACAACTCCCTCGTTACGGCAAAAGGCGCACCCTATTCAGTAAACGGAGGCGAGAAGATCATGCTCGAAAAGAACGGGTTTCTAAAACAAACCTTGTATCTGCCTACTCCCGCCGTAGCGGGTCAGCTTACTCAAGCCGAGCTGATTAGTTTCCTGAACGCGAACTTGGATGCTCGGTTTAACTGTACCGCTCAAGCCGCAACTGTGGGGGGCAAGGATGTCGTAGTGATTAGAAACAACGACCTTTTCACTAACTACTACGGCGCTGTAGAAGCCCAAGGCTTCATCCGTGCCGACACGGAGTGGGATCTGGCTTCAAATGGTACGAATCCCGCCGACGATGCTTTAGCTTTTACGAACGGGGCGAACATCTGGCTTTTCAAACCGGATCTCATGGAGAACTTTGGGATCACAAAAACGACAGTCGCGTCGGACTGGCACGATTGGCATGAGACGATACATAAACCCCTTCAGAGTTTCTATTTCAGCAACTCCGATGTGGGGGGACCGCAGGTCTATTTCAGACCAAAAGTATTCATCTTCCCGATGGGACCGCTCGCGGTGAATTGGAGCTTGAGAGAGCTATACGCTTTCGTAGTCAATAACTTCGTTCTGAACCCAACCCAGAAGAAGGTCTTGGATATGAATGGCAACTACGCGCCCGCGAGCTTGTCCGCTCTCACGGATCAGACCTATATCAATTTAGTCCTACTGTTTCAGTACGATAGCGCAAATGACCAACAGTACATAGGGGCTTACTGGTATCGCTAAATTTTTGTTGCTTTCCGCCGAAAAGGGTGGAACAACTTTCTTGTGTGGTGGTCAGATCATTCTCACTTCGTAACAAACCTCGCGGGTTCGCTCGCATCCAAAGAAGAAACCGTTCTTATGGCACGGCGCGTCAACGATCAGTGGGAATATGCTGTGGTTTTGTTGGATCACCCGAAACAAACCGCCCTGTTACTGAAAACCGTACAGGGCAATGTTAGTATGGGATACGCTGAGACATCCGTTATGACAGGATCTTGGAGCCGCATCCCGCACTCCTCTTCTTAATCAAGGAGGACTGCGCGTGTAGCCGACAACTGAGTTTAGAAGTTTCCTGAAATCAACGACCAGAGCCTCGCTCTGGAAAAATGAGGTGTCTTTGTAATGCAAACTACTGTTTATGTTTCTAATCTTCCCTACTCCGCCACAGACGCGGATCTCCAAACCTATTTCAGCGTCTTTGGAGCCATCAAGACCATCAAAATGCTAACCGATAGGGAGACAGGTCGCCCTCGCGGTATCGCCTTTGTTGAGTATCTTGATGAAGCCACGGCTACGAACGCGATTGAAGGTACGGACAAGCGGGATTTCATGGGTCGCGCTTTGAATGTTTCTCTTGCTCGTCCAAAAGGACAAAAGCCTGAGCGCACTATTCGCGAGGCTCGCGCCCCGCGTGAGTATTCTCAGGATAACTACCGTGAGTATTCACAGCCGGAAATGTCTTGGCACGATCCGAACTTCGACAGTTACAATAAGCGCGATCGTCGTGATCGTCGCGATAATCGTCGTAAGTACGATCGCTGATTTTATTGGGGTTCCGAGTAGGCAGGAGCAAGGGTCTACACCGTCCAGTGGGTTAAAAACCCAGAAGCCAATGGTGAACCTGCCCCATCAAATCAACCGTCTGCATCTGTGTCTATCTTGTATCCACGAGACATCCACGGCTCCGGCTTGATGTTTCGGAACCAATCAGAAACGGTCGGCACTCTTCCGCCACAGTCCTCTTTGATGTGTTGCTCGCAGATGTAGCGCACAGGAATCTGCTTACCGTCCGCGTTCGTGATGGTCAGACCGAACACTCGTTCAGCCTCAAAGATTCCTTGAGAGTGGTGTCGTAAGGCGCGATGCCTAAAGTCACAAAATGTTTCCTTGGTCGAGTCAAGCCATTGGTGAATAGGGGTGTAATCTTCCGCTTTACCGCCGAAGATTTTGGCTGATGTTTCCGAATGATGGCAGGGGTGCATATCAAAACTCCTCCGAGTGTGTTTCAACGGTCGTGATCCGTTGGTTGTGTTCGAGGCTTACCTTGCCTGTATCGGGGTCAATCGTTATTTCTCCGTAACCCCCGTCGTTGTTGACCCAATCAAAACCCGCTTTTTCCAGAACTTCGTAGCAGAAGTCTCGGATGATCTCTTCCAGTTCCATGTCCTCTGTTTTTTCTTTTTCGATCCATGTGCCCTTCGAGAAAGCACCTTTCTTGGAAGTCCACTTAATCTTGATCCCGTCGATGTTGATTTTTTTCAGTTCGGGTTTACTGCCAAGTTTCTTTTTGACTTTGGTGATGTCACAAGAACCGTAAGCCTGAACCTCGGTGATTTGACCGTCATCTCCTGATCCGTCATAGGTCACGACTACAGACCCGACATTGTTTTGTTTCAGTGCGTCCATCAATTCCTGTTTGTTTTTCATGCTACCTCCTGATCTCTCACCCGACCCGCTTTCGCATTCTTGGTCATGTCGTCCTTGAGCTTTTGAAGCGTACAGCTTTGTGGGGACAGGTCATCGCGTAGCCGATGAAATGTCGGGTGTCGCAGTCGAGAGGATTGCATCTCTTGAGCAAACACATCGACTACCCTGCCGATAAACGCTTGCGGGTTTTGTGAAATCTCCTTGCGGAGTTTGTCGTTGAACCCACTGGCGAACCCAACCTCGATCAGTTTACCCGCCTCGTAAACAGACAGGGCAAGGGAGCCGATCTGACCTTGCGAGTATTTACCCTTGCCTTCTTTGAAGCCGGAGATCACGCACGATACATCGAAAGCCTTTTTGACTTTCGCCCAACCGCGTCCGTAAGGCGAGTCAATGCGCTTGACCACGATACCCTCACCACCTTCCGCTACAACCTTCTCAAAATACTTTTGAAGATTGCCCTGCACGGCTTGAACGACTTTGATGTGCGGGTTGTTGAGCTTGGCTACGACATCCTTGAGAAGTTTGCGTCGTTCCATGTACGGCACACTGCGAACATCGCGACCGCATAGCATGATGATGTCGAACGCATAGTAGTAGAGATTGCCCTGCTCCCTCTGCTTCTCAATCGCTCGCTCCGGCGAGCTGTTCATGATTGAGTTGGTCGAGAGGAAATTGCTCGCCGTGATCTCACCGTCGAGAACGGTTCCCTCCATGCCCGCGTAGTCGATGTTTGTCAGGTGAGGGACATTTCTGGAGCGGTCAACATACTTCTTGTCGCCCGTCGAAAGCCGTCTGGACAGAAGCGTGTGCCGTGTGGCGCGGTTTCGGTTGTAGGGGTCAAACCCAAGATACAGGACATACCGCGACCCATCCAACTTCAACTCGCCCACATAGTTGGGGGACGAGAGGTCGTCTGGGGGGAGGTCTTCGCATCGAGCGGGTTCAATAGGGTCTAGCATATACATAAAAGGACTCCTTACTGGGTAAGACGATAGTTACCAATCGTCCGAAAAGCCCTATCATTTCAATCAGTTTTCGGCGGAATTTCCGATGGACTTTGGGTATTCCCTTGTGTTATCATGGTTTTAATGCGCTACGACACAATCTTACACCCTGAAATGATTTTGAACAAACGCGGACCTGAGTTCGCCCGATCTTTTTTGAAGAGTGCGCTCGACATGATCGAGGTTCGCAAGGGCGGGGTTTACTTCGAGGCTCATGATCCGACCTCGCACTTCATCGCTGAGAGTCTCCATCGGGACAAAGTGTTCCTACGATGTCTGACGACCTGTAAAATCTTCCGCGACCAGAAACCGCCGATTTACCACATCGGGCGGGACTTCTTGCAGACCCTTCAGAAAATCGACAGGGAGATTCCAGTCGATATTTTGCCAGAGAAGTTTCTTGCCTACTTTCAGTTCGCTGAGAACGCTATCTTCGATGACGATGGCGTGGTGGAAGGGGGGTATATCTGTATTGATAGGGGGATCAACTTAGGCATGACTGAATCCCTTCAAGACAAGAGAGTTTTGAGTTTCACCTACTTGTGCCAACCCAAAGTCGAGGGCATGAGTGCGTTTGCCAGTATGACGGTGGAGCTAGACGCAAAAAAGATCAGCGAACTCTCTTCTGGGATCATCGTCGAGGATCACCTTCTAGGCGAAACCAGAACGCCGGAACAGATCGAGAAGAGAAACAATGTGTTCAGGGCGCTCCTCAACGCGACCATCTATCTCTTTTCGGAAGACCCTGTTCTTGAGAAGACTAGACCGTTTCGTGAGATGGGGTTCTCGGTCAAAGAGATGAAGAGGCGTGGTCTTATCATCAATGAGACTCTCGTACCGATCACTTTCATCAACCGAGAATACACCCGTCCCCGAGAGCGCCATGTGGACGCTACTTGGGTTGAGTCCTTCCCTCGTTGGCAAAGGTGTGGACCGAATTTCTCAAAAGTGAAGTTGGTTTTCGTCACGGCGCATGAGCGAAGATTCACCTCAAGGGAGAGTGAATCCTCCGCATGAAAATATCTGTATCTGGGTCTAAAATCGTTTTCCCTGTCGAACTTCTTGGGGAGCCCAACGGCAAGACCTCGTGGGTAGCGTTCGCTGACATGAGACTTGATCGGGACGATTTGCTCATACAGATTTACCGTCGCCCGTTTTCCTTTGATGCGCCCTCTCTGATCTATGAGAAAGAGAAGAGGGTTCTTTCTGAGTTCAAGGGTAGTTTCGGAAAGAACAATCTGCCCCCATTCAAGGTGAAGCGAACAGAGAAGACAACCGTCCTGCACCACATATCCGCAGACCAGTTCTTGAAGGACAATCAAATACCCTCGGGCGTGTACGAGTACGAAAAAGCGTGGTCTTTTGATTACATCGTCAAGGACGATTCAGGTCAGGCTGTCGAGTTAGTTTTGAGGTTGAGCCTAACTTCCGCCAGAGAGCTACAGTCTGTCAGATCACTTCTGGGGTTCAACGGCGATGATGTGGTAAACTGAGTTCAGGGTTTTGACCTTGGCTTCTTTTTTGTCTTCAGAGACATACATGATGTCAGTCACAGGCGTAGTCGTCCATCCATAGAACCCTACTGTCATCGAAAGCCCTACGATAATCTCGCCTTCCTCCCCTACCATATCCCATGTGCGTCTATCGACTGGGGTGAGTTTGCCCACATCACCCTCCCCGTCTCGCTCTCGGGTGACTCGGAAATAGCCCCCTTCTAGCTTCACCCGATTGTTCGTGAGTATTTCCTTAACCTTTTTCAAGTCCTCGTCCATTCTACTATTTTAGTTATTAGGGGGTCTAGTATATGAGCGCACTCAAAAACAAGTTTTCGGCGGAATACAACGGCAGGGAAGTCAAGCTGAACAAGCCTACCAAGGGCGACACAAAGAAGTACAAGGTCTATGTGAAAGACCCCAAGACTGACAATGTGAAGAAGGTGGAGTTCGGAGACCCAAACCTTGAAATCAAGCGTGACGACCCAGAGCGCCGCAAGAACTTTCGCTCACGCCACAAATGCGACTCAGACCCGAAAGCCAAAGACAAGACGAGACCGAAGTATTGGTCGTGTAGGTTCTGGGAAGGCGGTCAGTCCGTTACCGAGCTTTTGAACAAGAAGTCTTCTGTCTTCAAGGATCTGGCTGACGCGGCAGAAGAACTACATCGTATGAAAAATTCAGGTGTAGCCCACATCAGAGGCAAAGGCATCGACTGGGAAGAATGTGAAAAAATGATCGGCAAGTACAAAAACTACAAGTCGGTTAATGTTCGACCTTACGACGATGCGGATGTGGTTTACACTAACAACAAGGTTTCCGTGTGGGTCTATTGCAAACCCGACGAGATTCAAGTCATCATTTTTAACTACCCGCTCACTAAAAAGGTAGAAGACTTTGGGGATGACGACTTGGATGAAATGCACTCCAAGTGGAACAAGGAACTTAAAGTACGATTTAAGAAAGACTCTTCTACTGAAGAGGTCGTTGACTGGTTTAAGCACATACTTGACAAGTACGCTTAAAATGGAGCGGGAGAAGGGTCTCGAACCCTCAACCCTCGGCTTGGAAAGCCGATGCTCTAGCCGATTGAGCTACTCCCGCCCACTTGTCGGTATTATAGCCGAACATTCCACTAACACACAGCGTTAAAATGATTTCCGCCGAATTTCCTTGATTCCGCCGAATTCTCATCCGATTGTTGTTTTATGCAGAGGATGTATCTAGGGGACTGTCTGGAGGTCATGAAAACTTTTGAGCCCAAAAGTTTTGACCACACCTTTACCAGCCCGCCTTACAACAGAAAAAGAAACGACAAGTACGAGCATTACACCGATATAAAAGACAACTACTTTGAGTGGCAGAAGAGCTGTTTAGAGGAAATGCTTAGGGTCACTCGTAGGTATGTTATCTACAACACTCAGACAAACTTCTACAACCGTTCGGACATCTACAGCCTTATTGGTCATTTTTCTCAGAAGATCATTGATATTTTTGTGTGGGAAAAGACCAATCCCCTGCCCGCATCAGGCAAGTCAGTTACAAACGCCGTTGAATACTTCTTGGTACTCGGTGACGAGAAGTTGGTGTCGAACAGAACTTACACGAAAAACATACTCCGTACCTCGGTGAACTCAAAAATGCCCAAAAACCACAAGGCGGTAATGAAGCCAGAGGTAGCCGACTTCTTCATAGAAACCTTCACAAAAGAGGGCGAGACCGTTCTCGATCCGTTCATGGGGGTAGGTACAACGGGATTATCCTGCAAGAAGTTTAATAGGGGGTTTGTGGGAATAGAGCTGAACAACACATACTTTGAGATGGCAAGTCAGGCTATGACCGGAAAAAGTGATTTGGCTCAATCAGAGTGCCTGTTCGACAGCGAAAAGTTATGAGTGCCCCTTCCTTCAAAATAATTAACGCCGACTGTCTTGATGCACTAAAAACCATTCCTGACTCTTCGATTGATCTCATCGTTACCTCGCCCCCTTACGCCGACCAGAGAAAAAACACCTACGGCGGTATCAAACCCGAAGATTATGTCGAATGGTTTCTACCGATCTCCAAAGAGATTCTCAGAGTTCTAAAGCCGTCGGGCACTTTCATTTTGAACATAAAAGAGAAAGTGGTGAAGGGGGAAAGGCACACCTATGTCTTAGAGCTTATTCTTGCTTTGAGGAAACAGGGGTGGCTGTGGACGGAAGAGTTTATTTGGCACAAGAAAAACTCCTTCCCCGGCAAATGGTCTAACCGCTTTCGTGATGCGTGGGAGAGGTGTCTTCAATTCAACAAGGAACCTAAGTTCTCCATGTACCAAGATTCAGTAAAAATACCTATCGGTGACTGGGCAAAAAGTCGGCTCAAATCTCTGAGCGACTCTGATAAATCTAGGCAAGAGTCCTCCGTTGGGAGTGGGTTCGGCAAGAACATATCAAACTGGGTAGGCAAAGAAACAGTTTACCCGACGAATGTTATTCACCTATCCACAGAATGCGGAAACAAGAGTCATAGCGCGGCATTCCCGAGAGAATTACCTGAATGGTTCATCAAGTTGTTTTCACAAAAAGGTGACACTGTTTTAGATCCATTTGCAGGTTCGATGACGACTTTAGAGGTAGCCCTCAGTCTTGGAAGAAATTCAATCGGAATCGAAAAAAACAAAGAATATGTAGAACGGTTTCAGAAAGAGCTACTCGAAAAGTTTTCTCTTGATTCCGCCGAATCTTTGTTTCAAGCTCCCTGACATGACGAACGAAGCTATCACTTTTGATGATGTCCTGCTGGTTCCTAGCTACAACAAGTACGAATCCCGCAAGATGGTTGACATTAGCAACCAAGACAAAACGGGGAAACTGAAACTAAAGCTGCCGGTTATTTCGGCAAACATGGACACCATCACAGGATCAGAGATGGCAAACTTCATGGGGTCTAAAGGTGGCATGGGGGCTTTGCACCGCTTTTGTTCCGTTGAGCAAAATGTGGAGATGTTCAAAAAGTCGAACCACCCTGTCTTTGTTTCTGTCGGCACATCGGAAAAAGAAATGGATCGCGTTGAGGCTCTTCGATCTGCGGGTGCAGATTATTTTGTCGTAGATGTGGCGCACGGTCACGCGAAGTATGTCGGGCGTATCCTCAAGAGGATGAGGGAGATGCTTCCCAACGCTTGCATCATGGCAGGAAATGTAGCGACTTATGCGGGGGCTGATTACTTGGCTTCCTGTGGGGCAGACATTATCAAGGCGGGTGTTGGTGGCGGATCGGTCTGCACAACTCGAATCATGACAGGATTCGGAGTGCCTATGTTGACCTGTATCAAAGAAGTGATGCGGGTTGATCGCAGTATCGTAGCGGACGGCGGAATCCGAACAGCGGGCGACATTGTTAAAGCACTTGCTTTTGGGGCGGACTTTGTGATGATCGGGGGTATGTTAGCGGGGACTCAGCCTACTCCCGCCGAAGTCGTTACACGGGACGGCAAACAATTCAAGGTTTTTCGTGGAATGGCGAGCAGGGAAGCCCACGAAGACTTTATGGGGACGATGCCCGATTGGAAAACCGCCGAAGGGGTCGCCACCTATGTCCCCTACAGAAACGACCAAGAAGAGGTTTTGGCTGGCATTATCGGGGGTCTCAGGTCAGGTCTAACTTACGGCGGAGCGAGTACCATCAAGGAACTGCAAAGGAAACTTGACTATCGGGTCATCACTCCTGCGGGACGGGTCGAGAGCTTGCCTCACAAAACACTATGAAAAAAAGAGCATGGGTGGTACTTTTTTATCATGGCAATTCTTATAGTGGATGACGATAACCTCCTTCGCGAAACGATCAAGATGTTCGTTTCAGAGGTCAAGCAGTGCCCCGTTGACGATGCGGCGAATGGAGAGGTCGCACTCCAAAAACTATCTCAGTCAAAATACGATCTCATGGTTACGGATTGGGATATGCCTGTTATGGGCGGAAAAGAATTGGTTCAGCGTTCAATCGAACTCTACCCCGACATGAAGATCGTGGTTTTTTCGGGGTCTCACATTTCAGGGGAAGATCGAATCCCCTTCATCCAATACCTTCGCAAGCCTAATGACCATGAAAGGCTCGCGGACATCATCTCCGGCTAATCCCCTCATTCCTACAATACGGCATGAGGGATCAAGACCTTCGTGCCGTCAAAGAACTCCTTGGCATCAACCTAGAGCTTCAGAATGGGGACATCTTAGTATGTCCTAACTGTGGCGGTGCTTGCGCCATTTCTAAGGTCGGTCGCCTAAAGAATGAGTCCGTGTGTTTGAAAGAAGACCTCCTGTACCACTCCGATGATTTTGTGATCGCCGGAAATTCCGATGGAACCTGCGGTTGGTGCAAGAGAACATTCGTGAACCCAAATAAGATGTGGGTCGCGGGGATGGACGGAACTCCCAAGCTGATCTCAGTAAACCCAGACGCGCCCTTCTATATGCCGCTCGATCCAGACAAAAATTTCAAGTTTGTCGTCTACGGGAAGAGGTAGATTTTCCGCCGAATCCTGTTAAGCTATTCTCGTTGGGAACTATAATAACGGGGATGACTAGCGAAAACACAGAGTTAAAGCTATGGCAGAAGAAGGCGATTAGCCTTTACGAGAGATCCGTGTGTGATCTCTCCTTTGACCATGTTTCTGTGGAAGTAAAGACTGAACGAGGGCGTGCCTTCATTCAGGACATTCAAGAGCTTGGTTACGACTGTTGCCCTGTATGTCAGCAATTCGCTCCGATCGTGAACCTAGTGGTTGCTCGTCCTTCAGCACTCTTCAAGATTTGTGAATGCGGTTATGAGGGTCCAGTAGACCGCCCGTATCTTTTTACTAATCTAAAGCAAACACAATGACACAGTTGATAAAAGCGATCCTCGAATTCATTAAAGGTCTCCATCTCAAAACGGTTACTCAACAAGAACCCCCTCGACCAAACCCACAGGATACAGCAAGTGGGATTGTAGCTCATGTTGAGAAAGAGCCGGAAGCGCCTCAAGAAGTCGTCGCTCAACCCCCGAAGGATGAACCCGCCCCCGTAGAACCCGAAAAGCTACTTTGGTGTCCTTTTGCCGTCCGCCGAAAAGAGAAAATGACTGTGCGTGGGAAGTACCGTAAGGGCTATCCAGAAGGCGCGGTGATACACTTTACCGCAGGGTCTTCTGCGGAGGGTTCCTTCCAACACGGCTTAAAAGAAAACTTCTGCTTTTTTGTGATTCACGAAGACGGGACGATCTGGCAATCTTTCCCGCTAGACTCTTGGGGCTACCATGCAGGAGAGTCCTTTCACCCGAAGTTAGGCAAAGGGGTGTCCCGATACCTAGTCGGAATCGAAGTATCCTGTGCAGGGGGTCTGACTAAAGCCAAAGATGGAAGTTTTGAGTCTTGGTTTGGTCGGAAGGTTCCAAGCTCACAGGTACGGTCTTTTCCAAAAAAGACAGGCAACATTCTGGCAGGTCACTACGCCATTTTCACAGCCGAGCAAGAGAGAAGCCTTAAAAAACTCCTCCAATGGCTCAAGAATAACAACCCAGAGGTGTTTACTTACGACCTCGTGGTCGGGCACGACGAGGTTGCACCGAACCGGAAGAACGATCCGGGCGGCGCACTGTCGATGACGATGGATGAGTTCCGAACTGCTCTGTCTCAGGGTTGAACCACTTTCCACTCATCGGATGGAACACGAACCCGTCGCCTTGATGGGTTATCCAGTATTTTTCGCATTGCTCTAGCTTCTTGGTTTCACTGCTTTCCCACTTTGGGTGCCAGACGAGGTAAGCCGTCCACAGTGGATTGATTAACATTTCGTAACCATTGAAGAATTCGATCTCAGTCCCGTGGTACACTCGATTGTTATGGGCGATCTCCCATGTGCCCTCCTCCTTCGAGGAGTGGGTGGAGATCAGCAAGATGTGCTGATGATTGAGGTTCTCCCTGTAACGATAAGGCTTGGTGCTATGCACCATATCTTCCGTGATCGGGATTGTTTTATAGCCGTGTTTCTTCAGAAACCGTCGTATCGAGGCATCGTCCCACCATCCCTTTTTGGGGCACTCCTTCTCTATTGAGGGAATACTGATCCCTGTGAGGCAGTGGATGGCGTAGGTTCCGCAACTGCCCTTAGCGGGCGGGCACCTTTTTAGGATTTTTGGTTTGAACCGCACAGTTGCGTACTGATTCCAGTCAAATCGTTTCACTCGTTTAAGGTAGATGATTTCGGCGGAATAGGGAAGGGAGAATTCTCTAATATAATCCTCCCGTGGAAGTCCATCGAGAGAAAAGGAACTTATGGCGCACAGAATCTATAACCTAGACGCATCGTATTGGCGTATTTCTGGGGGTGGTTTAACAACCTCCGGTCTTTTTTCCACAGGTACAACGGCGTATGTACTGAATCCAGGTTTGATGACCTCATCGACCAAATCCAGTCTCCTAACTCTCGCTCAGTTTCAAGCATTCAGACAAACCTTGACTTCTAGCTTTAGCATCAGCCCCGAAGATCAGTGGCTCGTTTCAAACTGGGCGGCGATTGACTTCGGGTCGGATTTTGCGACTATCCGAGACAACTATGACTTGTTCATGGAAACCCAGATCAATAATCTTGGGCTTTCTCTGAACCCCGCTAACAACGACTTCACCACCCTTCTGGTCATGGGGCGTATCTCCGGTGGATTGGGTGGACCCGCCGACTATTTTATCCCGATCATGATTTTTGGGTCTCAGGGAACCGACATTTCTGTTGTCGATGGAACAAGTCCTACTGTCGGTACGGCTATCTCTTTTAGTAACATCACTCTTACTTCTATTCGCGTGAACTGGGGTGCTGCGACCGACGCTATTACACCTCAAGCAAGCCTCCAATACAAGGTTGTCCGAGCAAGCAGTGCTTCTCTTTTGGACACAGTATCAAACGCTCAGTCCAACGGAACTACCGTTATGGATTGGACCGCGAACACAACGACCTATAACAACACAGGTCTCACGCTCAACACTACTTACGCTTATGCCGTTCTAGTTCGCGATTCGAGTAACAACATCGCTCTTTACTCTGCTCAAGAACAAGCGACCCTCGCTGACACCACTGCACCGACAGTTGGAACAGGTATCCAGTATTCAAGCCTATCTGATGAGTCCGTGTACTTGAGTTGGGGTCAGGCTACGGACAATGTTACCGCGCAAGGATCGCTTGAATACAAGTTGGTTTACTCGACTTCCAATAACATTTCTTCAGTTTCGGATGCTGAGACCAACGGAACTCAGGTTTTTGATTATCAGGGTGTCATTGGACAACTTGTTGAAGGTCTTACACCTGCAACAAGCTATTACTTTGCAGTGATTGTCAGGGATTCTTCTAACAACAAGAGCCTGTACTCTCCTATCAATGTCACGACTTTGGATTTGACAGCGCCTACTGTTGGAACTGGAATCCAGACCTCGAACATTACGGACATCTCTATTGATTTGAGTTGGGGAGCGGCTACGGATGGAGTTACAGCTCAGTCCTCTCTTGAGTACAAGGTCGTTTACTCAACCTCTAACAATATCGGAACCGTCGCAAATGCTAATGTAAACGGTTATCTTGCAATGGATTGGACCGCAGACACTCTTAACTATAGCGTGACAGGTCTTTCCGCTAGTACCTCTTACTACTTTGCCGTCCTAGTGAAAGATTCGGCGGGAAATACTAGCATTTACTCTCCTGTGAATGAGAGCACAACTTCGGCTCTTGACACCACGGCTCCTACTGTCGGTACTGGTATTCAGTTTTCTAACACCACAGACACCTCGATGGATGTTGCATGGGGTGTTGCTACTGATGATGTCACCTCTCAAGAGAACCTTCAATATAAGCTAGTGTCTTCAACCATTGATAACCTCATCTCTGTATCTGATGCAGAATTGAACGGAAATGTAGAGATGGATTGGACCACAGACACCACAAATTACACTTTTACTGGAGCGACTCCGGCAACTCTATATTATTTCGCAGTTATTGTGCGGGATGAAGCGGGGAACAAAAACCTCTATACACAAGAGAGTAACTCTACATTAGATAGTTCTCCTCCTGCCGTTGGTACTGGAATCGTGACCTCGAATGTCACTTCAGAATCTATTGAATTTAGTTGGGGCGCGGCTACTGATGATGTGACTGCTCAACCTTCTCTTGAGTACAAGGTTGTATTTAGTGCATCGAACAACATCGGGACCATCGCAGATGCAGAACTAAATGGAACTTTGATTTACGATTGGATTCCGAACACACTTTCAGCAACAGCTTTTGGGTTGTCACCTGATACTATGTACTACTTAGCCGTGCTTGTTCGAGATGCTGCGGGGAATACGGCGCTGTACCCAGTAGTAAATGAAACCACCGCATCCAGTTAAGGAGAAATAAATGTCGCACTACATATACAAATTAGATGAGACCTACTGGACTAATGATTCAGGGAATTTGAAAATTTTCAATGTCCTGTCTCACAACACAGAATCTTACATCATCAACCCGACCGTTCTGGACGCAAATGGTTTCGACAAGAACTCGGTTTTGACCAAGGTTCAATTCTCAGCTCTTTTTGAAAATCTTTCTCCGCCGGATCTTATCGTTATCGGAGAATCAGACTTTTCTTTGAGCAACTGGACTGATCTCGGTTGGGGAAGTACGGCATCGGAAGTTCTTACGAACTACAAGGCGTTCATCGCGGCGAACATTGTAAACTCGCCAAACCGACTCGACATCAATCCCGGCTCCTACCCCATGACCACAGCTCTCGTTAATGGAACCGTGAGTGGAAGCGCCTACTTCGTTCCTGTTTTGATGTTTGCTCAACAAGGGTCATCGGATGATCTATCCTGATGGCGACGAGCGGATACAAAAGCTCACCGACGACCGCCTTCGGAAGTCCCGGCTCAGCCAGCTTCCGTACCGCTACCGCTGTAAGCTCAGGCGCGGATGGTCGTTCCACTCTGGGAGCCGGAGAAGGGTTGTATTCTTCTTTTTTCACAAAAAAGCAAATCACGAAACTCGCCTTGGTTGATGGCACAGGAAGCAGTTTAGACCCAACCAGTCACTCAAACTACCTCATCTACGGTTTGGTGACGAGCACCGGAGAAGAGACCATTTACGAGATACTTTTGAGACTGGATACTTACCTCAGAGACACGCCCAGTTTCGCGGGGAATGACGGTTTTCTATCTACTAACTTTAATTCCTCAAGCGTAACAAATTTCACATCTGGGATAAATGGTTACTCGGGTCTTCTTTCTTCAAGTGGCGGATCTGCCTTCAAGACTGAGCAGAATGCCACCCCTGATAAAATTTGTGTTATGGGGATTAACGCGGACTCGGACAACGATATTCAAGCCCTTTGTACTTATTCAGGGGACTTGAGTACGACTTCAGGTAAGGGCGACTCTTGGAGAGAAAATAGCCCATCTCAATCTTTTTGGTCCTACTGGGGTAATGACTTCCACTCAAACAGTCAGAGCCAAAGGATAGGCGCGGGGTGGCAGACGGCGCCCGGTATCGGCAGTAGCGTCAGCACCTACTCAGGGGCAGTCTACTTGCTCGCTTTCAGCTAACCTCACTGCCCGATCAAATTGGTTTTCCACCAACCCAAGGAATCGAATGGGTGTTGCATTTGATTGTCGATGATAAGCTGACTCATCCAACTTTCAGCTAATACGGCATCAAGCATCCAGTATTTCCTGATGGTGTCCCACCTTACAGGGGTGGCTCTTTGAGTAGTGATGTACAGAACCCCGATTGCGAAGCCGTAAGGGATACCCGTGGCAAAGACAAAAGGACGCATAATAAACCACTACAATGGTTCTTTATGGCGCTAGTTTCGTCTGGGTTACAAGGCATCATGATCGGGCAGTTCGCTTCAGCGGGGATCGTTGGAAGCTCCGCGTCACAACTTGCATCTGCCTTGTCGCAGGGTATCTGTATAAACATTCTTTCCACCGCTCAGGTGCAAACCGTAGATGCGGGGACTGCGGGCGCGGGGACTGGGGTTTCTAAAGTCATCGGCATCAATCCCGGCGCCCTCACCCCCATGATGATCGGGCAGTTCGCTTCTCAGGGGTTGATTGGACCGTATTCGGCGGGATTGGCTCGCGCCATCAGCACCGCATTTTGTACTTGGTTTCTTGCTTCAAACCAGACCAGTACGGTACACTCAGGCGTAGGTCTAGGTGTCGGAAATGGCAAGGTTATTGGCTTATCGCCGAGTGCTATGGGGAACATGATAAGAGGAATGATGGCGGCAAACGGATTGTTGGGAACCTATTCGCCTAAAATAGCTACAGCGGTTGGTACAGCTATAGCGTCCCATGTTCTTGCGATGGGTGTGGTGGTTACTCCAATTTTAGGACCCCCTAGCATCGCACCCGGCGCTGGCAGTGGTTTTGGAAAGGTTCTGTAATGCCCTATAACTTGACTCAGTTCTTCATCAGACAGCCTCGTGTTTCCTCTGTCAACGATTCGCGAACTCTTCCCCCTTACACACAGGGCACCGTCACTCTTCTCAACGCCTTTACCATTCAATACACGGGCAGTGGTTCTTCCTGCTTGATGCACCTTACAGCACAAAAGCTGACAACCTTAGTGAACAGGGATCGAAGCCACGCCGACAACCTGAACATTTCGATGTCGGGTAAAACTCTGCAAGAGCTAGTCAATGCGATTAACGCAAATACATCCTACTCAGCGGTACTACAAGGAACGGGTTCCGACCGAGCCATGATCGTAGGCGTGACGAACCAATCTATCCTTACCGTCTATCAAGTCACTTACGGTAAGAAGGGTGAGTACCTAGTTGAAGCCGATGTGACAGGAAAACTGGGCTCGGCATCTGTCAGATGGACGAAGAACCTGTTCTCCTTTTCTTCTACTGATTTCCAATGGGCTATCAATTCTGGAGCTTCCCCCGATCAAACAGGAATTTTGGTTCCTCTTTCTGGGATAACTCCGATCGACTCAGGCGCAGAAATCGTATTTGTAGCTAACCCTGACAACTCTATCTTCGACATCGCCTCCGATAAAACCAAGACAAACGAGTTTTTGGTGAGGAATGCGGGCGCGGGCATTCAGTTTGTGAACATGGGGGTGTTGCCCAAGATCATACCGGGCACGCTTGAAATCGTCATCAACGACGCTCCCGCGATTGAGAATGTTGATTACAGCATCTCCCTCACGGACAATCGAATAAACTTCTTGAAGGGCATCTCAGGTGAAATTCACCCGATCACCGAATCTGTGTCTTTTGTGGACACAAATGTTCAAGGAATAAATGGGGTAATCCTCGACTCCATACAAGTAACCAAGGACGGTGTGCCTCTGGTTTTGAATGTGGATTACTTTCCACAACAGACCACCGAGTATCAAGGTAAGCAAGTTGGTTCGGGGCGTGTGTTCTTCACTAAAACGCTGTCGGAAGATCCGATCGCAGAATATGTCCTCACGACTGAATCCAGTATTTACGGTGACGACCTCATCATCAAGAAGAACGGTAGCCCAATACCAAGTGATTCTTACTTGATTGTTTACGAGGCTGGGTTTTTGAATTTGAACGAACCTCTGTTTCCCGGCGATGTCCTCACCGCGACCTATGTCTCTTCTGAACTCGGCGAAATAACCGACGAGATTATCGCGGGTACTCCTGCCTCCATAACATCCACCGTCGAAGGTCCGTTCACCATTCAAACCGGAATCAACGATGAACTTGTCATCGAGGCAGACGGAACCGAAGAAACCATCTACCTTCCTATTGGGGACGAAGTTATACTGGATGATGTTATTGCCCAGTACAACGATCAAGCCTCGTTCTCAATAGCCACAAAAAACACTGAAGGCACCAAGATGGTGATTGCCTCTAAAACGGCGGGTACATCGAGCACACTTCTCGTCAAGAACGCATCGGGCAACGAAACGATGGGGTTTTTTGCAAGCTCCACCTCTACTGGGGAAGGTTCCTTGGGAGGAGAGTTTGCGTTTACTTTGGCAAATGCTCCAGTCGTCATCAGTAGCTTTTCAGCCCCATCAGGGGGCGATACTTTCATTTTGAAGGACTTCAATCTAGCCTCCAACTACCCGACAAACTCTCTGGTAGCGATTCAGTCTGACTTGTACTTAATTGACTCAGCCACTACCGATCCCTACGCGACTCTGTATTCTTCAGTCAAAGATACGACATACCGGATCTCGGCTGACATCAACGACACTTTCATTTTCACTCTGGACGGGAGTGAGTACACCGTTACTCTCACTGAGGGCGACAGAACTGCTCTGGAGATTTGCGACGACATCAACCTCGCCTTGATCTCTCCGATAGCTTCTGTGGTCACATTCAACGCAGGTGAAAGAATTCGTCTGAAGAGTAACACTTCCGGTCTTCTGAGTCAGATCAAAATAGGCGGAGGTACTTCTAACGACACTTTAGGGTTCAAGAACTCCGAAGAGGACACGGGGCTCTTGAATACCGTCGTAAAGATCAAGGGCTCGTTCAGGATGGATTATGAAAACCCCATTCTAAGGACCACCCGACGGTCTGTATCTTTCGTTTCAGAGACTAGCGCACACGAAAAAGCACCATCTGGGGTGTCATCCTTGTTTTTCCCTGTAGAAAACCTTACAGGGTTATATCTGCCGAACACCCTAGTAAAAATAGGAGATGACATCTACACGGTTGTTTCTAGCCAATATCAGAACAACAAGACGGAAGTTAAGTTGACCTCTAACTTGGTCAATCCTCTATACACTACCGACACGATTCAAAGGACAGCTCGACCCGTATTCGCCGAGGGAGAAACCACATTGGTATTCTCTACTCCCCCTATTCTCGATCTACCCGTAACCATCAAGGATAACGGAGTTACTCTTGTAAGTGGGACGGACTACACCTTGAACGAGGACGGCACGGTAACGCTTTCAGATTCTAAGAAGCTGACGGCTTCAAGCAACATCACCTCCACATACACCATTTTTCAAAACGCGGACGCAGGGTCTAGCGTCGTTCTTTCGTATCGGTTCTTCTCTTCTTTGAACGAAGGTTCTGTGGTCACGGCGAGCTATGACTTCTTCTCTAGGGATCAGTTCTTCTTTGACATCGTTTATCAAGCCGATCTCGGAGAAGTTTTGATCGCCAAACTCCAAGAAGAAGCCGCACAAGCCCTAAACCCTAGTTCTACTGGGTTCACTTCATCCGCCGGAGGAGACGCGGATAATTCAGATTCCGGTAACGAAACCCCTAAGCTGTTGGAGTTCAAGCACAGGTATAACGATAGTATTGCCTACAACATTTACCACTGGATCAATGATCGAGTTGAAGGTTTGACGAATGAGAGGGGGAGCTATAACGGGGTCAAGCCCGGTGCC